TTACCGCGGCAGGACTCTCACCTGCAAGTAATCGAGCAGCTTTTCAGTCCACTCAAAACGGAATATCGTCTTCAAAGTCCATTGGAGGTTCGTTATTGGCGTTGCTCTGAGGTTTACCGCCACCACTGTATTGCTGGTGGTTTTGAGGTTGGTTTGATTGCCCCCAGCCATTTGAGGACTGTGAATCGTCACGGCGAGCGCCGATCATTTGCATGGTGCCACCCTGGCTGACGATAATTTCCGTCGTGTAACGTTCTACACCTGCGTCATCTGTCCACTTACGGGTTTTAAGTTTCCCTTCGATGTAGACCTGAGAACCTTTTCGTAAATATTCACTCGCAATTTCAGCAAGTTTTCCGAACAAAACGACTTTATGCCATTCTGTTTGCTCTTTCTGTTGGCCTGTTTGCTTGTCGCGCCATGATTCATTCGTTGCGATGCTGAGTCTTCCGACTACGCCGCCATTTGGTATATACCTGATCTCCGGGTCTTGCCCCAGGGTACCAATCAGGATGACTTTGTTTACACCGTGTTGTGCCACTTATCTTACCTAATAAAATAAATTAATTAGAGCAATGATTTATATCTTTGAAACGTAGCTAACAAGTGATTTGCATTATCCTGTGCCTTCTAAAGGGATCGAGTCAGTCGGTATTGGCTGTGAATGGGTGTTTGTCCTGGAGCGTAAAAAATTCGCTTATGAGGTCTTTATGAAGGGAAAAACAGCCGCAGGAGGCGGTGCAATTTGCGCTATCGCGGTGATGATTACCATCGTAATGGGTAATGGCAATGTGCGAACCAACCAGGCGGGGCTTGAGCTTATCGGAAACGCTGAAGGTTGCCGACGTGATCCATACATGTGCCCGGCGGGTGTATGGACTGACGGGATTGGTAATACACACGGGGTAACGCCAGGCGTGCGAAAAACCGACCAGCAAATCGCCGCTGATTGGGAAAAGAATATCCTGATCGCAGAACGCTGTATCAACCAGCACTTCCGGGGCAAAGACATGCCCGATAATGCCTTCAGCGCAATGACAAGCGCGGCATTCAATATGGGATGCAATAGTTTACGGACCTACTACAGCAAAGCGCGAGGCATGCGAGTCGAAACCTCCATCCACAAGTGGGCGCAGAAAGGGGAATGGGTGAATATGTGTAACCATCTCCCTGATTTTGTGAACAGTAATGGCGTCCCCATGCGAGGTTTAAAGATTCGCCGTGAAAAAGAACGCCAGCTTTGCCTGACGGGGCTGGTCAATGAATAAACTCCGGCAGCTCCGCCGACTTTCGACAATGAAGTTATCGCTGGCGGCGATAGTTTTCGACTCGATTTTCATGGCGGTATATGTGCTCAATGAGACGTGGCCACTGGAACCGCTATTATATGCCGGGCTTCGGCTGTGCCTGACATTTTTGAGCATGGCTGCAAGATTGATGCAGCAGAAAGAAACCGCTTCAGATTGCCCACGTCGCGCGGTGCGCAAATATATGGCACGCAGGCGAAGGCGATAATAGTTAACGAGAACCCCGGCAGCCGCCGGGGTTATTTTTGGTGGTTATTTAAACGGATTGATTGAATTATTAAACGTGATGATGCTTGTCTCACGCGGTGCCTGGACGTTAGCCGCTTGCGGAACCTCCTTAATTTTCTTGGTGACAGGCAAGTTGCGTGCGCCAACTTTGATCAGAGATTCGAAAAGTGTGGCAACGATTTTTGCATCACCAGGTTCTTTGAGGCGGAATGCGTCTTTTTGGGCGGCGGAGACGAAGATCGGGAGGTTATCCAGTTCGTCTTGCATCGCTGCCAGCACATCGTCGCGGATACCCGCAGTTTTCTCCAGCAAAGCGATTCGCGCTTCAGCATCTGCGATCTTGGCCATTGCTTCGAGGTGGCGGCCCTGGCTTTCGAGTAGTGCAGTTTCCAGCTCTGCCGTACGCTCTGTCGCCTCCACCATCATTTCCAGTTCAGCCATTTTGCCGTAATGGGATATAACGGCCTGCACTGACTCGTCGGAGTACCCATGCGCCGCCAGGGACTCTGCCAGTAAAGATTTAGAATCCGCGCTTTCAAACATTCCGGCGCTGGCAGGATGATCCAGACTGATATAGTTCGGCGTTGTCACATAATCAACCCCATGGAAGCTGGTGGTTACAGCGATTTTCCCGGACTCGCGCCCGCCAGTGGCCCAGCTCCAGCCACCAGCACGACTTTCGATCATTGCGGCGACAATTTTACCCGGCTCTGTGTTAAGAATTTCCTGTGTATGGGTAACGATGCCGTTGTCGTCAACAGATATAGCCACTGTTCGGCACGCTGGAACATTGTCGATTACGACCGGACGACCTTCCACCATGATCACGCTGGTTTCTGGTACTTCCAGTTTGCCGGTCAGCTGTCGGCGACCGTGACCGTAATAGCCGAAAAGCTCACCAAGGCGTAAACCTTCCTGAGTTTCCTTGCTTTCAAGCATGGTCTTTACCGCGCTTAATACGTACTGTCGCCCGTTCTGGCGACCTTTTCGAGCATTGCTATAGAGACAAAAGCGGTCAGTGACCGTTTTCAAAACATCAGTCATTATCGTTTCCCTCTTTAAAGACCGATTCAAGGATTTGCGCCAGTTCCTGTGGCGGTGTTTTGATGATGGAATCCATCAGGTGATCGTCGTCCTCGCTTTTAGCTTTCAGTTCGTTCACCAGTGCTTCAGAGATTTTTTCGTCAATCTCCAGCACATCGCTGAACAGGTAACGTTTGAATGCATCGGAATTAGCGAGGACGCTGTTATTGCTGACGGCATCGAGGATTTGCGTAACGATGGTGGCGTAGTTCGCCTGCGAGTCGCGGTTATCGTTGTGCTCTTGTTGCAGAGCGGTATTAACGGAGTGGAATTCGATTTTGTACGGGCGATCACCTTCCGGGTATACCTTGCCGTACTTGAAAGCAAGATGAATATCGATAGCCCGCTGAATGAACTCTTCTACGCCCTGCTGGATCCATGAGGCGCGCATGGCGGCCTGAATTGCCGTGCGCAGGAATCCACCTTCACCAAGCCCGCCGGACATTTGATCTGCCCACCCCAGGAGGGTGTAATCGAGGCCAAGTGCTGCCGCCAGCTGGCGCATATAGGTGAGAATGTCTTCAATGCCGTTGATGTCAGCCTGGATGGTCTGAGTATCAATAGTCATCTGCCCCTTGCCGTCGCCCATAATAGGCAGCAGGGTATTGGTCACCGTAGGCATGTTATTCGCGCCGCGTGCGCGCTTTTCCATCAGGTCAGCTGCTCGTTTAAGCGTCTGAGTAATGGTGCGCGAATAATCGGCTGCTTTTACCGGATCCAGACTATTCATCGCCAGGCCGATGATTCGGTCAATTTTCGACGCATTAAAACGCGTTGCCTTCAGCGAGCGGATCGCCGAACGCAGATTCATGTACGGCTCGTAGGCGTATTCGAGCAAGCTGGTCCCGTAATTCTGGGTTTCAATCGGCGTGCGCTCTTCCGGATTATCCAGCAGGCTGTAAGCCTTATGGCCAGTGTGCACAGGCATAAGGTTTGACTTAGGCCGCCAGTAGGGGATTTTCATAGGGATAATGGCCCACGGATCGGCGAAAACCATTTTCCCTGACGCGTCCTTCAGATAATCGCCGCTAAATCCCGCCAGGTTACCGCTGACCTCGAACTCTTTGATGAAGCTCGGAAGGGTGTAATAGGAGCACTCAAAAGACGTGATCCCTATTCCTTCTTTGGCGTATGGCCTGACATAAGCCACCCCAAATACAGACATGATAAATGCCCACCCAGCGACCTCTTTGTTGATGGTTCGCCCGATGTCGTTCATCAGCTCGTCACACAACGCCTGCGCGGCGTCATAGTCACTATCGTTTCCGTTGTGTACCGGCACGATAGAGAAGGTTTGTCCGGTCTTCTTATCGAAAGAGAGCGCGTGCGTAATATGGATGTTCAGCGCGGTGGCGATCGTGCTGTAAACCGCCATCTCTTCGAGTAGCGGATAGCGTTGCAAGCGGTCTTCCGGCAGTTGAACTTCATCAAAGATAAAGCGACTTCCGTCCACCAGCCCATCGCCAGCCATGCCACTATCGCCCGGTTTGCCGCCTAAGAAGCCGGACAGTTGTACCGGTGCCCCTGCGCGAGAAAACAAATACCCACTTCCGCCGTGCACAGCCAGCGCGGACAGGAGGATGTTGTCCCGTTCTCCGTTGTCTTTAAAAACCCCCGCCAGCGCCTTCCTGACCGAGGATAGCGTGATTTTATTGTCTGCCAAGATTGCACCTTAATTAGAATAATTTGCATCGTATTTGAACGGAATTTAACACTAGTCACTTGTTAAGGATTACCAATGAACAAGCTATATACGGGAGTGTTTCGCTGTTCAAGCGTCAGCGAAATATTGAAATACATTAGGGCAATAACATCTCATGGAGCGCCGATTAGATACGGCGTGGAAAAGGTGGAAGGCAAAAGCTATGACCGACTACGCCGGGAGGCGAATCAGAAGGCGATAGATTTGCTGAATTTCTTGGTGCTCATCGTGTATTAACCGCACAGGGCAGTGCCTCGCGAGAGCAAAAGTTCAGCACGAATATGACGCGCAGTTTTTCACCGTTACTCATAGCTGAACTTGATCCCATCAGATCACCACCGCAGCGGTGGAGGCCTTTTGCTCCGAGAAAAATATTCAAGAAGTAATGCACTCATTACATCCATTTTTTCAATTTTATATTGGCCAGAACGTTATTCCTTGTTTTGGCTGGATAATAGAAAGTCAAAATACTGCAATATGTGCATTTCATAACCCAACCAAATATTAACAGACTAATAATTAACATTCTAGTTGCATGTGTCTTTATTACCTCATTTATTATTTATGGTAATAATGAATGTTTGTTTAACTTATATGTTTGTGTTGGTATTGAAGTGGTCGCAGATTTAATTATCGATAATAAGGATTATGTGTTTAGATTTTTTATAAAAAATCTAAACAATATTCTGCGTTTAAAAAAACGATAAAAGATCGATTTTATTGGTTGCTACATCATTTTATCTTGATGATAGCTGTGTTGTTTGGTGTTTTATGCTGGTTTTATTTTGTTGCTTGGTTTTTTGTTTTGGTTGTTGTCTGTGTATTGGCGAAAAAGATCGTTAATAAGGTATTGAACAGAATTTGATGCTGAATAAAATAGCGCGCAAATTTTATATGACGTATTTCTCTTGGTTTTGAAAGTAGGAAAACAGTAGGGGAATATAATGTCTAACTATAGTAGTATTGATTCTTCTAACTATCGGTGGGACGGTAACTCTTTTATTATAGGAGGGGGCTCTCTTTCAAGTGAGCAGTTTGATTTGTTAGTTGAGCTTTCTTCAATTCACAGTAAAAAGGTTATTTTGGCCATGCACGACCATCTTGTTCTGGGAGATTCGCGTAAGGTTGTGTGCGAAAGGTATGGGGTTAATGCTGGTTATTTGAGTGTATGTATCGGGCGCCTACTTAGAGTTGAAAGAAACGTGTCAAAACTAGTTAGATTTTATTGCTGATGACAATGATAAACGTAATCTTAGTATAACGAATTAATGTTGTACGTATATGTCTTGGATGTATATAGATGGGGTGGCGTTATTTTCTTTTTTTTAGGGAGAAAGTAGCGACACATCATTATATGTGTCCTGTAATTTCATGCTCGATTAATTGAGTTCAGTAATCACGGAGTTTTATAACATGAAAAAATTAATGGTTGCTTCTGCAATTGCAATGATCATGGCAGCAGGTTCTGCAATGGCGTCCCAGGGAGATGTTAAGTTCTTTGGTAACGTAACTGAAGTTACCTGTGACGTAACTCCGGAAGTTGGTGGTACTGTTACTGATCTGGTTCAGCTGGGTACTGTAGAAAAAGGCGGTACTGGAGATGAAGTTGATCTGGTAATTAAAGCAACTAGTACTGCAGGAGGTTGTGCTCAGCTGACAGGAAAAACAGCATCCATTGCATGGAGTGGCAATTTGACTACGGATGGTATTGGCGCTCAGGGAGGGCTGGCGCAAGATGCTTATGTCATTCTGAAACCTGCAAATGGTAATGATGATACTGCTATCACTTCTGCTGATTATGTAGCTGATTTTGATGCAACAAAAGCTACTACGGATGGTTTTAAATTTACCGCTCAGCTGAAAGGTGGTAATACTCCAGGTGACTTCCAGTCTGCGGCGGCTTACGCAGTTACTTACAAGTAATTCCTGAACTTTATCTCCTTTTCCCGGGAGTAAAACTCCCGGGGAAATCATCCCATTTTCAGAGTATATGCTCTTTGCTGAGCACGAGGATATATTCAGAGATGAAGCAGCGTCGTCTTTTTAAATTATCTCTGTTGGCACTGAGTATATATTCTCATTTTAGTGTCGCGACAGAATTAAACCTAGATTTTATCCAGGGAACCAGTGTAATTCCTTCCATTATGAAGACAGACACCGCTCTGCCGGCAGGTCAGTACGTTGTTGATGTACTCGTCAACAATGAGCGAACCGGGCGTGCGAATCTTGTCATTACGGAAGCGGATGAAAAAAATAATCTCCTTTGCCTGTCACCCGAATGGCTGGATAACGCCGGGGTGATGATGAAAAAAGACGCTTATGATGATGTCTTTGACAAGAAAAAACAGTGCTATGTCCTGACCCATAATCCCCATACTAAAGTGGATTTTGATTATGGAGCACAGACACTAAAATTTAATATTCCTCAGGCTTATTTACTGAGTAAAACAGACCCCGCACGTTGGGATTATGGCGTGAATGGTGGACGCCTGAAATATTACGGTAACTTCAATAAAAACGTTCATGATGACGTTAATGCCTTCGGAAATTTTGATGCTGCCATCAACTTGGGGCGCTGGGTACTCTCCAGTAACATGAATGTGTCTCATGAACGTGATAAAACCGAATTCACCTCCAGTGACCTGACTCTGTCCACAGCCATCAGTCAGGTTCAGGGGGATCTATTGCTGGGGAAATCACAAACCCGTACAGAGCTGTTTTCTGACTTTAATTTCTACGGTGCAGCTCTTCGCTCCAACAGTAATATGCTCCCCTGGGAATCAAGGGGGTATGCGCCGGACATCTCGGGTATCGCTTCCACTCCTTCGCGTATTACTGTGAAACAGAACGGATATACAGTTTATTCAAAAATGGTACCGGCGGGGCCTTATCGTCTTGATGACCTGCGCCCGATGGGCAACGGTGACCTGGTGGTGACTGTTGAGGACGAAAGTGGTAATAAAACCGAGCGGGTTTATCCGGTCACCACGCTGCCAACGCTGCTGCGTCCTGGTGAGTTTCAGTACAACGTGGCGGTAGGGAAGAAGAATAACAGCAACGAGCTGGATAAAGCGTTTCATTCTGACACTGGTCTGTTCTGGTTGGGCAGCCTGGACTATGGTTTCTCCACAACCACACTGAACTCAGCATTTATTCTGAATGATGACTATCAGGCCGGCGGTCTGGGTGTCACACAGATGCTGGGTGGTCTGGGGGCATTATCGCTTAGTGCGAACGTGTCAAAAGCCAGCTATGACAACGGGGAAGTGAAAAACGGGGAAAGCTTCAGTGCCAAATACGCCAAGAGCTTTACAGACCGGACCGACCTACAGTTACTGACGTACCGTTACCAGAGTAAAGGGTATGTGGAATTTGCTGACTTTAACCCGAAAGACATCTGGCGCTATGCGCGCTACGGTGGTCAGCGCTCCCGCTATGAGGCGCGTCTGTCGCATCGTTTTGATGGTACATACCTGAGTGGCTCTTACTGGCGTCAGGATTACTGGATGCGCGAGGGCACAGACACTGGCAGCACGCTGTCATTCAGTACATCTGTTTTTGATTCTGTCTCGGTATTTCTGAACGGGTCGTACTCTAAGTATGCCTGGTCGGATAAGGCAGATTACGCAGTTTCACTAAGTCTGAGCGTGCCATTTGACCTGAAAGGGACCCGTCATTACAGCAGTAACAGTGTGGGGTATACCCGTACTGGTGGTACGACATTCAATACCAGTGTATCGGCCATGCCAACCGAACGGCTGAACTACAGCCTGAGCGCGAATGCTGGTTCAAAAGGTGACCGTGGTGCATCTGCATCTGCCAGTTACGCCTTTGATGCCATTCAGACCAACCTGGGTGTGTCCCGTTCCTACAACAAGCACGGAAACAGCCAGACCAGTTTCTCCGGCAGTGTTTCCGGTTCCGTGCTGGGCATGTCTGAGACCGGACCGCTCTTTACTAAAGAGTCGTCTGACACCGTGGGTATTGTCAGTATTCCTGGCGTTGAAGGCGTTTCTGTTAACGGCTCCATGCCGACGAACAGCGACGGTAACACGGTGGTGTGGCTGTCTGAATATTCAGAAAACAGCATCAATATCAACATGGATAACGTGCCGGATGACATGGAGTTTGAGACCACGTCCTACAACGTGGTGCCGACCGAAAAAGCGATGGTTTACCGTAAATTCGGCTTCGAAAATGTCCTGCGTTATATCCTGCGTGTGAAGGATGCTCAAGGCAACTACCTGACTGGTGGCGATGCGAAAACGGAACAGGGACTGAATGCAGGCTTTATTTCAAATAATGGTGTTCTGCTGATGAACATGCTGGCCGAGCCGAAAGCTGTCAGCGTGAATACAGGGGACGGAAAACAGTGCCGTTTCTCCATGGCAGGACTGAAAGCAAACACTAACAAAGTTCAGGAGGTTCGCTGTGAATAAACTGGGTAAGGTAGCGTTGGCTGCTCTCCTTTCTCTCTCTTTCTGCAACCAGTCTATGGCTGCATTTGTATTGAATGGGACCCGCTTCATTTATGAGGAGGGAAAGAAGAATGTTTCTTTTGAAGTGACCAACAATGCGGACAAAACCTACGGTGGTCAGGTGTGGATTGATAACACCAACCAGGGGAACGGAGTCTACATGGTTCCACAGCCGCCGTTCTTTAAGGCAGGGGCTAAGCAAAAGCAGGTTATTCGTATCATCAATACGGACAGTAACCTACCGAAGGACCGTGAATCTCTGTTCTGGTTAAACGTTCAGGAAGTGCCACCGAAGCCTGAAGTGAAGGATGGTGAAGGCAGCGTACTGGCCATCGCCATGAACACCCGCGTGAAGCTGATTTATCGCCCTGCGTCCATTAAGGATGGTCGCAAAGATGCAGAGAAGCAGCTGAAACTGGAGCAGCGTGGTAATGACACCTGGCTGAAAAATCCGACGCCGTATTACATGGCTATTGTTAACGTGAAGCATGACGGTAAGGATGTAACACTTAGCGATAAGGTGATGAAGAACGTCGCACAGCTTAAGCCATTCAGCGATGTGAATCTGGGGAAAAAGGTGAATGGAAACATCAGCGTGGATGCTGTGAATGACTGGGGCGGAGTTCAGAGCTATGAAATTCACTAAAGCTACCCTGGCAGTACTGATGATGACGGTGATGACTGGCAGCGGACAGGCTGCCACTACCGCCACAGCGACGCTGACGATTAATGTCACTTTCACCCAGCCAAGCTGTGACATTACTGTGCCTTCTTCATATAACTTAGGTACCCTGACACCGGGGGAAAAGATACATGCTCCACTGGAAATCACCTGGAAGTGTGAAGGTGACACTCCGATTAAAACAGCGCTGACAGCTGACATTGTCAGAGGGGGAAAAACGAGCGGTGATGAGAAAGTTATTTTGAAGACAAACGATAACACTGATTCTGGTGCAACCCTTTCCCTAAGGGAAAAGGTGAGCAACAAGCTAATAAAACTGACTGGCCCGGCTGCAGGAGATTATTTTTGCAGTGATGAAAATGCTGTTGCCGGCACCATGATGCGTACCTGCACTCTGACTCCGGAGACGAATGTGTCTCAGAATGGGCCGTTTGGCTTGGCATCGGCAACGTTGCGTTTTGAAGTTGGTTATCCGTAAGGAAGGCCAAAGGTGAAAAAAATATCTGTGGGCAGGAAAAAGGTGTTCGCAAAAGGGGAGAGAATTGGAGGGGGGCTGAAAGAATATTTTGCAGAAATTTTTCTGTTCATCCTGAACTGTTTTTTCTGGGGATATCTCTGGTTTGAAACGCATCTGCTGCAGAATTATTACTGATCCGGCATGGTGTTCCGGGCAGAAAGACAATTTCTATTATTCTTTAATAAATAAAGTGAAAGGTAATTAATGATATTCAGACAACTGATATTTTGGCTGTTCTGCGGGCTGGGCATCGCCTGTATGCCACAGACTTGGGCGGCAGCTCCCGTGGAAGGAAAAGACTATACCGTGCTGAAGACACCGGTAGAGGATGCTCCTGCGGTGGTGGAGTTTTTCTCCTTTTACTGTCCGCCCTGTGCAGCCTTCAGCAGTCGTTTTTTTGTCAGTCAGGCAGTGGATAAAATCCTGCCATCCGGGGAGAAAGTGGTGAAGTATCACGTCGGCACAATGGGGCCGATGGGACAGGAGCTGACAGAAGCTTGGTCGATAGCAAAAGTACTGGGTGTGGAAGATAAAGTAGAGTTACCACTGTTTGCGGCGGTACAGATAAACAAGAATATTAAGACGGAAGCCAGTATTCGCCAAGTGTTCATTAATGCCGGTATTTCGGAAAGGGACTATGATGCAGCAAAAAACAGTATGGCGGTACGTGCCCTTACGGCAAAACAGCAAGAAGCGGCAAGAAATTATGGTGTAACTGGAACACCTTCGTTTTTCGTAAGGGGAAAATATCTGATGAATAATGGGGCCATACAGCCGTCCAGTGAACAGGGCTACGGAAAAGCTTTTGCAGATGTTGTTAGCGTGTTGCTGAAACGTTAGGAATAAAGGGAACAAAATAGCTGCGATAACGCAAACATCACATTGGGAATATGTGCTTCAGAAATATATCGGTGCTACGGAATGTTGAGCCTTTCCGAACCGCCGGGCAGGGTGAAAACCGTTACGCGTGCTGTCATTATTTTGAGGATAATGCCATTCGGATAAAACATAGGTCAGTCGTATGGAAAGTGGATTGATTGGCTTGGTGTGTAGTTTTGCACAAGGATAGTGCTATGCGCAAAACAAGCAGCGACTTGAAGAACAGGCCCGAAGAGATTGTTCTCTAGCGGAGGAAACATCATGCGGTACGATGGATATCGTGGGCAGTTGAAGAGCGCTTTGCCCGTATGAAAATTTACAAATCAACAATGAGACTGCCAAGAATGATCAAATATATATCTATAGCAATACTGCTTACCAGTCTATCCAGCCACGCTGGATCGCTCATGTGTCCCACATCCATTTTTATACAAGGGGATACTACTAACAAGTATGCGCAATGGGTTAATGGAGAGGCCACGACAAAAACAATGTCGATCTGGGACTGTATCAGAGGAGACGAGTTCTCCTATAAGTACACCCTCACTCGAGCTGACAGGGTATATTTAGGGACCTCCTATTACTCGAACAACTTAAATACCTACTCCGTCATACCGGGAAGCAAAAAAACGATTAGTGGCAGTTCACCATATATAGCAGAAATTGGATTTAACGCTAGCACACTAAATATGGGATACGCAAAATACGAGAACAACGATGTTCAAGGTGCTGGCACAGGGAAAAAAGCATATAGCTATCGGCCTAACGTTGACATAAAACTACGCCCTTTCAGTACAACGGAAACATTAGAGGGGACGTTCAGCGTAAATCTTGAGGACCAGTGGTCATATGTCGCAGACGACGATACGTCCAATCACGAAAGTAACATTCGTAATAAACTCGTAATTACGTATACCGCGATCAATAACCATGCTGTAAAGGTGAATTTCAAAGACAACCAATTGTCGTGTATGGCAACTACTGGTAACACCTGCACAGCAACCACTGCACTAAATGCTGTTAACAGTTCAGATAACGAAACCATTAACGCCAAACTAACATTCCAAGTAGTGTCCGATGGATCGTATAATGTGGAAATACAAGGTCTGGGAATGTCTAATATACCACTTGGGCAACAAATAGACTACATGGTTCCTCCCTTTGGATCTGGGGACTACAAGCCTCTTACAATGAAAATACGCGGAGATACCGGTAGCGGGATAGTTACGATAAATGCAACAATTACCATATTATAAAGAATAAACTTTACCGCGTATTTGTCCTCTGATTCTTCACGAGCCAATGAGCCTGTACATCAATTTGTGTAATTGCTTGATTTTGATATGTTAAGTTCAATATTAACATAGGTTGAATTATAGACAAAAATGGGTACAGGCTCATGACTAATGAACAATCTAAAATATCAAAGCCTTTGAAGACTGTAGTGGTTTACTGAATTTGTCCACCTGCACAGAGGTGATACGCTCATTTCAGAACAACACTGATGTGCCAATGTTCTAGCACAGAATTCAAAGGAGAATTCTGCTCAACGGATTGTTGAGCAGAACTATACTGTAGCGGATGAAGGTTATTTCTCTGTTTTAGTGCCCAGATCGCCGGGCGTCGCATAATACGGCCACGCTATCTGATACAATAAAACCGAATAAAACATATTTTGAGGCAGTAGTGTGTTCGGCGTTGTTAGGAAAGACAGAAGACGAATACGTTGATTTCGTCCTGTATGACCGCTCGGCGCTGACACTCATAGCCGCGACGCTCTACAGCCAGGAGCGTTTTGATAATGGTCAGATATACTCAGCCTGGCATTTACTGCCAGTGCCTGAAGAAGTTCACGACCAGGACTATGAGTTTGAGTCTTACGATTTGGAAGTTGAAGCCTTGGCACAGGCTGGAGAGAAAACTTGAAAAAGCGATACTACACAGTAAAGTATGGGACGCTACGAGCATTACAAGAGTTTGCTGACAAGCATAACGTTGAGGTGCGCAGGGAAGGGGGAAGTAAAGCTCTGCGCATGTACCGTCCAGACGGAAAATGGCGGACGGTCGTCGATTTTAAAACTAACAGCGTTCCCCAGGGCGTCCGCGACCGGGCATTCGAAGAATGGGAGCAGATCATCATAGATAATGCATTGCTTCTGAATGCTGATTAATGGTTTTGTTTCCCGGTATCGTATTATACCGGGAAATATCTTTTTATATTAACCCGCGGCTGCAATTAGTGCTGACCCAACCGCCAGTGTGGTGACAAGGCCTATAATGACCACTGTCGCTGTTACCCCGCCTGCAACAGCAGCTCCAGTCTTTGTTTTGGATAATTCTTTCTTTTCTAGAGAAATTATTTCTCCCATAGGAATAGACTGGTTATTAATACCATTGATATATTGTGGGGTAACTTTCGATACTGTCATTTCACCTTCGTCACCTGATTTTAACTTGTATTTTATTAGGTCTCCAGAATATATCTGTGGCTCGGTTAAATAATAAGTACTTCTTTCAAGATTTTTTTGCTTTATGTTAACTCCTTGATAAGAATGACATCCACATAACACAAGTGACAAAATTAACGTTGTCAGTAATTTTCTTTTGTTTTTTATCATTGCCAGTACTCCTTCTCTTTTTTTTATAGCTAAAACACATCATTCATTCCTGTCAAATAGTTTTGAGTTTGAGAGTGAGGGTTACGTGACGACGTTCTAAAAGTTGACAGATAGCGGCAAAGACAATTTCATTTACAATATGTTACCTTTTCCTGTAAGTATACCTTGAGATAATTTTCTTTCCCCCATTAGTTGAGTGGCATGAATGATATTAATAAATGACATTAGTTGTGATGATTTCTGATTCACATTTATCTCTCCAGCCATTGCCCTGATGTAATCGGCACTTGCCACGTTGTTATATTCTGTTGCGAAGCAGCATAACAACGTCAGAACATGCTCTGTCGTTATTTCGCTCCAGTTGATGTTGAAAAACTCATCACCTTTTTTGTCGTGTTCGGAATCGAAGATGCTTTGGTGGAGGATGTATTTGCCGGATTCCTTGCGCGGTAACTTGATCGCTTTCTGGCGTTCCAGCTCCTTGTAAATCTGCATTGCTTCAATCAGTACCGGCCTGCCGTTCATGAAGGGATCGCGCAATCTTACACGCTGGCCAACTCGACCAGTAATAAAGCTGTTTTCCTCTTCCACCAGCACGATAAAACCCTTTTCCTCTTTTTCTCTCAATTCGCGCAGCAGCTGGAGTTCCATGTCGCGGCGGCGTTCAGGGTAGCTGGTCCGCTCAGCCATTATCAGCTCGTTGTTGATCCATGCAGCAGTCATTGACGCCGGTTTGCCGACGTTCATCGAAACAACGCATATTTTCTTATCCATAGCGCCCCTACAAAAAAGAAAAGCCACCAGCGGGGCTTAGCAATACAACTGAAGGTAGCGCCCGGTACTCAGACTGTGCCGTCCATGGAATATTTGAAAAGGGATCCATCCGTACCGGGCGTGTGATGATTCTGACTCAGGTCACTTGTCAGTTGTCAATCATTTAAGATTAAAAATAATATATTTATTAGTGCATGATGTTTGCCATTTCATAGGCGTCAGCCAGCAACTCCATCTCTGACTTGTTCAACAAGGTGAATTCTTTCTTTCCTCCAACCACACCATCGGCATGAACAGGGACCAGCCAGGGGTATTTTGCTCTTACTTCAGCCGGTGCTGCATGCTGGTGGTGCCATCTACAAAGTGGCAATTGCTTTTTATGACAACCCGGCGCGGTACGACCGGAGATATGGTGCAGAGACACCTCTTCAGATATTACTCCATGCATATAGCAAGCAATGCAGGGGAGGGCGCCAAGAGTATTGGCGATACGGCGGTCGATAGTATCTCGCATTTTCTGATATTGAGATTCTCGCCAGACCGGATCAGCCAACTTCTCCCGTTGCCGAGCGATCGCTCGTTCTCTGGCTGCCTTCTGCCACTTACGGTGCTGTTCAATTTTTTGTTCGATTGTTTTCATATGGTCAAAAAAAAGGCGGCCTAATGGCCGCCTATGATGTCAAGGAGTGAAGTAATGGCAACGTCTTCGTAGTTGACTAACGCCACGGCTTAATTATAGAAATAAATTAGAGCAATGTCAGCCGTTTTATTTATCGCGAATCACATTTTTTCTCTTCAGTACCTGTGTGCTATACTCCTTCTTGATTGATTGGATGCGGAATACAAACCTGCTCTTTTGTGCAGCCTGGCTCCTTGCCAGGCTTTTTTTTATTTCATCATGGAAGCTGTTAATGCTTTGGACCTTGCTGAACTGATTGAGAGGGCTTTGTCAACGTGCCCAAAAAATTCGCCAAACTCAGACATCACTTTGGCAAAACCGCGCCGCGCTTCTTCCTCGGTGGCATTCATCACGAAATGTTCAGCACTACGCATACTTTTGACAGGGAACGCAACAGATATTGAGTCAATATCAGGCATTCTATCGCTCAACTTTACAGTGACAATGACGGCTGGCGACTGAATATTAGTGCTTACAGACAGCACTACATATTTTCCGTCGATGTTGAAATCCTTTCTCATATGCCACCATAAATACCAAGCAATTAGAGCAATTTCCTATACATTGACGGCTAATCACCATCTTCCAGCAGGCGCACCATTGCCCCCGTTTCACTATCCAGATTACGGATATAGTTCATGACAATATTTACGTTTGTCCAGCCACCAGCCTGCATGATCTCAGGTATTGAAACTCCGGCGCGGGCCATATCTCGTGCGGCTCCAACACGGGCACTGTGTCCAGACCAGGCTAGGTATCTCTGACCAGAGTCATCTTTTGCCCCGTAAATCAATCGGTGAGTTGCTTCAAAAATCCCTTCCAGGGCGCGAGTTGATAGCTGGCTGGTGGATGATGGCGCGGCAACACCATTTTTTCTGACCCGGCAAAACAGGTAGTTATTCGGATCATCAGCGACACCAGAGACAGAAATCCATCGCTCGACCAGTTTAGTTACCCCCAGGCTAAGTGCCTTCTCTACACCTGCGGTGCTAACCAGCGTTTTCGTTCTGCCAATATGGATTAACATTCTCCCACCGTCAGTACGCGAGATATCTTTAACCCTGATCCTGGCAATTTCGGCTATACGTAACAGAGTGTTATAAGCAATCCCCAGAAATGCCAGATTACGTATATCCTGGCAGCGATCGCTATTTTCCATGAGTGAGCGAACCTGGTCGAAATCAGTGCGTTCGAACGCCAGCGCCTGTTTTGCACGTTCACCGGCATCAACGTTTTCTTTTCGGATCCGCCGCATGACCAGTGAAACAGCATTGCTGTCACTTGGTCGTGGCAGCCCGGACCGACGATGAAGCATGTTTAGCTGGCCCAAATGTTGCTGGATAGTTTTTACTGCCAGACCGCGCGCCTGAAGATATAGAAGATAATCGCGAACATCTTCAGGTTCTGCGGGAAACCATTTCCGGTTATTCAACTTGCACCATGCCGCCCACGACCGGCAAACGGACAGAAGCATTTTCCAGGTGTGCTCAGAAAACGCCTGGCGATCCCTGAACATGCCCATCAGGTTCTTGCGAACCTCATCACTCGTTGCATCGACCGGCAATGCTGGCAAATTTTGGTGTACGGTCATTAAATTGGACATTTAACACTCAGATAATAGTTTTAAGTAAAGTGTACAGGATCGGCTCAGCCTTTACCTGTTTATGGTTTTCATCATAGAAACGCCAGCGACCGTGCGTGCGTTCTATTTTCTCTTCACCGCGATATAATGACAGTTGGTAACTATCACGCTCAAAGCCTTTTGCCCGCCAGTAACCACGGTTTTTCTCAAGCTCAAGATGAGTGGACACTTTAGCAGCTGAATATCCCATTTTTCACCTCTGATTGATTGGTAGTGCTAAGTGCGCTACGTGAAATCTGTAGGACTAACACCGCCAACTTTTCTCAGATTTTACGTAGCGCAATCTTGATCAAATGATCACTATTTGACCTGACAAGGTATTGAACTGTATGGATTTACAGGTAAATTGATCATGTTCAATAACCCTTAAGATAACTTCGTATAATGCATGCTATACGAAGTTATCAGGTCCGAAGAGGAGTTTACGTCCAGCTGCGCACAAAAATCAAGAATTATTAGAGCAATAAATTTTGAGAGAAAAATCCCACTCCACCAGCTAAAAACTGGATTGTTTTTCATAGCTGTTTGACAATTGCTCTAATAAATTATAGTTTTGCCGCCGTTACGTAATACGACTTTGGATTCACTATTTAATGTGTCTTCAGCGTTGTAGAGCGGCTCAGAAGGAAATGAGCAAACAGGGAAACCTTATACAACGGCATTACAGCTATGCATTGCTCATCTTACACACAGCGCAATGTTGTTAGATTACCCCAGCATGGATCATGGGTGAAACAGTAGGTCAGAGCTTCAGGCTCTGTGTTGTCAATACAGTGAGGCATAATTATGGCTTTCATTCAACCAACCATCGACGACGTTAGACATTGCTCTAACGCTTTATCTGTAGACCCTGCCGAAACCGACGCTGCCCGCGCCATTGCTGAACACTACTCAAAGATATCCAATCAGGAGTACCGCATCACCCAAGACGACCTGGATGACCTCACTGACACAATCGAATATCTCATGGCAACTAACCAGTTGGACTCACAATAAATGCACTAATAAATCTATTATTTTTGTTTGATCCCTCTATAATATAGGTCAGTAATGACCGGTTTTCTCAGCCGGGCGTTATTGACCATGTCAATTCTGGAGGAGGATCAATGATAAATTATGTCTACGGCGAACAACTGTACCAGGAGTTCGTCAGCTTCAGGGATCTCTTTCTAAAAAAAGCTGTTGCACGCGCCCAACACGTTGATACAGCCAGCGACGGTCGTCCTGTACGCCCGGTTGTCGTTCTACCGTTCAAAGAAACTGACAGCATTCAGGCTGAAATTGATAAATGGACTTTAATGGCGCGGGAACTGGAACAGTACCCAGACCTCAATATCCCAAAGACTATTTTATATCCAGTGCCTAACATCCTTCGCGGTGTGCGCAAGGTTACAACTTATCAGACAGAAGCTGTGAACAGCGTCAACATGACCGCTGGCCGCATTATTCATCTGATTGATAAGGACATTCGCATCCAAAAAAGCGCGGGGATCAATGAGCACAGTGCGAAATACATAGAGAACCTGGAAGCAACAAAAGAGCTAATGAGGCAGTACCCGGAGGATGAAAAATTCCGTATGCGTGTACACGGCTTTAGCGAAACAATGCTGCGCGTCCACTACATCTCCAGTAGCCCTAACTACAATGATGGTAAATCAGTTAGTTACCATGTACCGCTGTGTGGCGTGTTTATCTGCGATGAAACTCTCCGTGATGGAATCATCATCAACGGTGAATTCGAGAAAGCAAAATTTAGCCTTTATGACTCTATAGAACCGATCATCTGCGACCGCTGGCCGCAGGCAAAAATATATCGCCTGGCAGATATTGAAAATGTAAAAAAACAAATTGCCATCACTCGCGAAGAGAAAAAGGTTAAGTCAGCCGCATCAGTTACGCGCAGCCGTAAAACCAAGAAGGGGCAGCCAGTAAACGACAACCCCGAAAGCGCGCAATAAATTATGCCCGGCATCAACCGGGCATTCTTCCATTATTCAGCCGCCACCGGTTTTAACAAGCCAGCATCGAGCAGTTTACGCGTCAACCACTGCTGGCCTTTACCCGTTAATTGAGGCGTCAACCGTATCTGGTAGCCATCTTCATCATCCAGCACCACTTCTTTCACCGTGAAATACCCCGCGTTGATGTACTGCTGGAACGGCACATTTTTACGTCCACCGGACGCTATCAGGATGCCGTTCTCCCGTAACCAGGCAAACAGCGCGTTTTGCTTAAGTCCAACAACCTTTGCAAAATTTCCAATCAGGATCCCCTTGGCAACTGATACCCGGTCGGCAAAATCGACCTTAGGGGCGGCGGCCACCAGCTGCTGATTTAGCTGGTGGGCTTTCTGTTCCAGAAGTTGCTTTTGTTCAGCCAGTTCGGCAGCCAGACGCAGGGCTTCTGGAAGCGTCTGGGGGATTGTGACCGGTTGCTGTTCTTTTTGTCGGAAGTAGCTGTCTTCCAGTTTTTCAAAGAATGCCCATGCCTGATCGGTTTCGAGCATTTTAGCGTGACGGGCAGCGCCGCGTTCTGTCCAGAGAGTGAGTGAGCGGGCTTTGGGTGAGACTGGATTTTGTGAGTAGTTTAAAGCTACCCGCAAATTTTTCAGCTCATCGCCAATAACCTTGAAAAAGTGCTTCCCTTCAACAAAGCGCACTTTGTTCTCATGATGATTCTGGCGAATACGGATTGTTTCTGTCCCATACCCTTTAGCAAGAGTCTCGGTTGTCACTACACGCACCCCCTGCCACTCCAGAACGGGAATTTCATCAGGCTGATTTTGAGCAACCACCAGCTCCGATTCCTGAACTGAAGTTGCATGAATTTTTTCTGATTTAACGTTAGTTGCTTTCATTCTGTGTGCCTCCTTGCGTGCTTCGGCTGCGATGGTTGCGTAATTCAGATGCCCCTGTTCGAGCAGGTATTCGCGGATATCAGACAACAGGATACGGTGAACCGCGTTCTTGTCCTTTCTCCGGTAAAGTTGTTTGGTGATCATGAAGTAGTTGGCAATAACGCCCGGTATATCCCTGATACTGATACAGGCAGTGTGCTGTTCAATTGCCTCGATCATCTCTTCACGGGTGACTAATGACGTTCTCATAGCCCCTCCTGAGCCGAAGCGTTAACAGGGAGGCACCAGTAACTGAGAGAATTGCGTGAATCAGTGGAAAAACGGGCAGAGAAAATACATGGGGCGTCAGGAAGCTGAGAGCGGGCCTCATCTTCTGTTGTTGCGATAACGAAGTGATAGTGACGTTTCTGGCAGGAGTAAAAGCGCCAGATAAATTCAGGGTGAGTTGGGGTAGGGATAGTAGCCATAATGGCAGCCTCCTTTTGCTAACTTAAGGAGCTACCGCGTGAGGTTCCAATCTCAATGGCGGTAGCACTGACTGGGTTGGAACTACCGGCGCAAAAGGGAACCGGCCTGCCTTTCGGCAGCCCAGCCAGCACTACCATTGATCTCGGAGCTATGTGCTACGTATGGCTGTGCGATGGCATGACACAAAAAAAGACGCTTTTGGCGTCTGTGTCGCCTTTTGCATTATCCGGGGTTCCAATCCCGGCACCCGTTTTAATGAGGTGCCTGATAAGCATAAACCGAAAATGCCTCAAGGCGCAAGAGGTCAGGTTCAATGTAACATCGGCAGTCAAAAAAAACACAATTTATTAGAGCAAGTTTTTTACTCATTAAGCCATGCCAGAGCTTCATCAACCTGCGCTTCGTCTTCAACGCTAAGCACTTCATCCTGGGGAACATAGTTCGCCAACATAGCGAAACAATATGTATCCCAATGGTCCGGTGAGTGCAGGTTGAGTTTTTTCTTCATGTCTTCCTTTGACATCACCTTCCATTGACCTGCGGAATTTATCCCTACCGGTATCTTTGATGCTTCCTCTATAGTCGCAGCCCCCTTATCAAGCCGCATACGCCCTGATTTTACAGCTTCTGCCGCCTGAATATTCGCGAAAGCGCGCATATCGAAATAAAGGCTTTTATCTTCGCGGCTGTGCATCTTTTTACCCCAGCGGATACGCTGGACGGTAATACCATAGCGTTCGTACATCAGATCAGCCGTCGATTTCCCCAAGCCATCGCCATCAATAGCTATGGTTATGTTCGGGAACCGTTCTGGGTTACATTCTGCGAAAATCTTGGCGGCTAACTGCGTTTCTGTAACGTCTGTGTATTCCAGCATACGATAGTTGATTACACGGCGTTTATTTCGCTGGCCGGACACCATCATGATATTAATAACGGACTTATCTCGTCCTGTACCACCAGCAACGTCAACACATGCAACCCAGCCCCATCCTTTGGCAATCTTGACCTTTCGCCGCGTCGCCCGCTCAACCTCATCACGACCAAGAAGAAAACCATCTTGAGATTTGGGAAATTCCCCACGTACTTTGATCATGTACATGGGGTTATCACGACCGCCATACTCCGCAAGTTTTGCTCGTATAAATTTTGCATCTACAAGCGGAGATTCTTCACTATTCAGTACTATCGCAGTAAACAATCCATCAGGATTTCCCGGGCGAATAGCTAGTCTGTGGTGTGAATCGTAGAAATAGCCTGAAGGTCGCGTAGGCTGGGAAAGAAGCAGAATACGGTTATCCTTACCGGTCAGCGCACCTGTTATCACACTGAATGCTTTATCACTCACACCCGACGCTTCGTCGATGATATACAAGAGATGATCGGCGTGTTCACCAGCCAACGCCTCCTCATTTCCGGGGCGACAGGACTTTATCAATATTGTCCAAACACCCTTGCCAGTCACCTCAAAAAAAGACGTTTCTGTAAGAATGAAATACTTCGACAACCACGGGAATCTGCTAACAGCAGTAGCCCAATTGTTCTTTATGTATTTGAAAATACCATCAAGGACTTGCTGTCTTTTGTTAGCGACCAGAATGACGCGAGCGCCGGGGAAAAACATGATGAAGAGTATTGCAATGATACTCGTCATATCCGATTTACCAGTACCATGGCCGGAGGTCACACTTGTCCAACTGCCGTCCTGCTGCGTGGACTCAATGATCTCATCCTGCTGCCAGGTTGGTGTCTTCCCAAACAACACATCAGCGGCCGCAATCCAGTCATAACGATATAGCGCCACCAGCTCGCGCCAACGTGGGTCCGTTACGCAACTTCTGGCCATTAATCATCATCCCCGTACAGTTTGCGGGTAACTTCTTCGTCTTCCTCCTCGTCTTCGTCCAGATCCTGTTCAAGCCATGCTTCGTTTGATATGCCTTCCGCATCGACATCACCATAACCACCTGTATCGACGATATCGGCAATTTCTTCTCTACGATGCTCAATCCACAATGCGGCATCAGCGCGGCGACTGGCGGCCCGTTCTCGCGCGATTTTATCCAGATCTTCAAGTGATGGAGCGCCAGATGCTGTTTGGTTTTCCTCATCATCGGTATTGGTCTTAGGAGCACGCAGATCGGCTTTGATTTGCTCCAGCATCAGGGGCGGCACTTTTCCTCCATGCGCCTCGATGAATTCAGCCGCTTCCAGCACTGACCAGTTATTTTCACGCTTTCGTTCGTATGCCAGCTTAACAATGCCAGCTTGCCCCATAGATAAAGCGTGCTTTTCCGCCTCCCGGCTTTCTTTTCGATAGTTATTCCGGATGCTGTAAATGGTGTTGATCAGGCTGCTTATCTGCGCGGAACAGCTGTTTAGCATGCTCGCGATACGGTATTCAGGCGGAGTACCTTCATCATCGTCTTTTTGCTGATCGCGCATTTCCTGCACCAGGCGAATACACGTATCCCTGGCGTTCTCCAGCATAAGGAGATGAGAAAGAGACTTTTCCAGAAGGGTGGTCTCCAGAACATCAGCCCCGGACCGACGCAACATAGCGCGCGCAGCCTTCCGCGCTTCAACGTTATCTATCAGGTAATCGCCAGCTTCGAATTCAAAGCGCTCACCATCATCATCCAGGGTGTCGCGTTCCAGGCGATCACGTAAGGTCCGGTGGGCGCGGGTGATCACGTCATGATCATCTGAACGATCTTTTATGCGCTTATTTTGGCGCTTCGCGTTCTCGACTGCGGCACTGACAACAGCATTAACCCTTTGTTTTCTCACCATTTCAGCAGCAATATGATCACCTGTACGTTGATCATTAGCGTGATCAATGATCATGTTTTTTAGTGGCTTCCTGACAGGCTTATTTGGCTTACGGCTGTCCGCTGTTCCGGTGTCTTCTTTGAATGCACGGAGATAACGACGTGCGGTGTTTGGGTTGAGATTAAACTCGGCGGCATATTGTGCGATGGTGTAACCACCATCTCGCGCCAGGCGAGCAAAATTCTTCTTGTGATCGTCCCAGGTCACTTATGCTTCCTTTCGTAAAAACTCTTTTTGACGCGAGGGTAACGAAAGTCACATGTCAAAAGGCCCGGAACGGGCAAGCAATCAATCAGATACGTGCGGATGTGGCATTACCGTAATGACGGTGCTGACGGGCCACCTTATTGAAAAGTTGACGCGCCATTACCCAAGGCTGGTGCTCCCGGCGTTCCTTTTCGTCCTGCGTCATATAGAGTTCGTTCTGGAGTTTTTCATCAAACCGGCGCGGAGCGCGGCTACGGCGAAAGAATTCAGGATTCAGAGAGTGGATCTGAAATCTACGTGGGCGTGTACTGTCATCAATCAAAACAGACGAATACTTAGACACAGCGATAGCCTTTAAGCGCAGATAAACATCGCGCTTATCGACATCCAGATGCGGGTATTCCTTTTCAAGAATTGCTGCGAGTTCTTTCGCTGATAGAAGAGATTTAGTGCGGATCATGTAATCCGCAATCTCGTACGATGTTATTCGTGAGTGATTTATTTCCATGAAGTGGCGTCCCTGCCAGTTAAGTAACATCCTGTCACCTACTGATTAGCCCATGTCAACTAATCAACGTGGAATATAATACCCTCGATTAAAGAAATAGCAATACATTAGAGCAATTTTATCTAACGCTCGACGAGTGACTTGTGATAGCGCCGACTCCAAGCGCGTAATCAAAGAACAATCGTTGATGCATCGCCAGCCTACCGTGCGTCTTCTCCCAATTATCGCGGTCACGCTCAATATCACGCTGGCATGACTGGCACAGAGGAATTGCGTAAATGTCATGCGCGCATAATCGACTATGACGAACGATATAAGGCGTAATGTGAGCGCCAGCTCCCGCCGCTCCACACCCACAGCATGGACGGGAAGCAACAAAGTCCATGTACTCAGGTAATTTTAGCGATTGCAGTTTTGGTATTTTGAAATGCGCCATGCCAGGGTCGGAGTCAACATCCACAGGGCATACTTTTGCACGCATCAGCGCGGCGCGTTCTTCCATCATCTGAACATATGCTGTAGCGCGATCGTCATACGGGCGAATATCCGCCTCTTTCAGAGGTCCGCTATCCTGCGTTGCGGCTTTCATCTTATTTATTGATATACGGCAAACTTCTTCCGGCATCAGGTGCATCATGTTGCGCATGAAAGCCCACCAGCACAGTTCCTGAATACTTAAATCATGGCCATCTGAAAGCCCCATTTCCTGACGGGCGACATCCAGTATCCAGTTAACGCGATTATTATGCAGCGTTTCTTTCAGCTCATTAAAACCACGCATCCGGTAATGGTTATCGTGATGCCAGCACAACAACACCGCGCTATTGTCTCGTTCTGCGTGGACAATATGGTTGTCACACCAGCTACGATCTGCGGCCTGGCATTGCCCCTCTTTCCTGCGCAACCACGCCAACAGCGAGTCAATTCCACCAATACGGCGAAACAGTTCATCGCTGTTAAAAAACGGCTGCAACGCCTCATTTGTTGCCATGGTTTGCTCGGTAACAACGAGGCCGTCTTCCATGTGCTCGATTAACTCACGCGGCACCGGCTCCATAATAAATTTACGGCCAGCCTCCACCAGCTTTCTGACCTCCTGATCCACTTTGAACGTGGCGAGGCCAAGCTCTTTCTGTACAAAGGGAGTAATTACGGCTTTCACATCACACCTTTCATCACTGATTGGGCTTTATCTGCTGCCCGGCATTCTCTGTTTAAGCACAACCATTTCCTGACGGCATAACACAGCAATAGCTGTCCTGGCACCAATTTGCTTACCAACCAGGTATTGCTTTACCTCGCGGCGACTCACGCCATCAAGAAGCATCTTTAACGCTTCACGGGACAATTTGTTGTATTTACGTGCCATTAATCTACTCCGCGGAACCATACAATCTACGTAACGTGTCGGCGACAGAAGATACAGATATCTCTCCGGTCGCAGCCCCTACGGTAAGGTCTGCCAGTTCAGGTGAATCAAATACCTGCACCCCGTTACGGCGTAGAAATAGCAGCGCACTGTTTAGCGCGGTACGCTTATTGGCATCATTGAATATATGCCCTCTCGCTGTAGCCACCAGGTAGGTGGCGGAGACTTCGAAAAGGTCGGTGATCTCTTCGTAGGCAACTCTGGCCTGAACTCTCCCGATAATGGCCTCTGCCCTACCCGGATCTGACATTCCCGGCAGGCCGCCGTAGCGGTTTATATTCGCATCATGAAGCGCAATAAGTTCTTCCGGTGATATATGCCTCATTATCGGTTAACCAGTTCCTTGTTGGTGGAGTCCAAGGTGTCAAACAGGGATGCAAATTCAGCATCCAGCGCCGCTTTTTTGTAGGCTTCGAAAGTAGCCTTGCTGACAATTACTGCTGGCTCACGGCCTCTGCGGGTGATTTCAACCTCTTCCCCGGCCTCAACATTGTTGAGCACTTCAGAAAGGTTGCCGCGCGCGGTACGGAAGTTAATGGATTGCATAAATACCTCGTGTACTCGTTATGTGTACACAATTATAAACTTCACAGGCATAAAGCACCAGCACTTTGCGGCTTAACAAACCTCTAGGCAGGTCATTCGTAGCCTAATGTCCGAACTGCTAAAGCATCCAAGTTGCTGTAGAATCACCGCCAATTACATAAGCCTGAAATAAGTGGATGAAAATGACAAGTATTCAACAACGTGCAGAGCTTCATCGTCAAATCTGGCAAATTGCTAACGATGTCAGGGGTTCGGTCGATGGATGGGATTTTAAGCAATACGTTCTGGGCGCACTTTTCTACCGTTTTATCAGCGAAAATTTTTCCAGCTATATTGAAGCCGGGGATGACAGTATCTGTTATGCGAAACTGGATGACAGCGTAATTACTGATGACATTAAAGACGATGCTATCAAAACTAAAGGCTACTTCATCTACCCCAGTCAGCTTTTCTGCAACGTAGCGGCGAAAGCAAATACCAATGACAGACTGAATGCAGATTTAAACAGCATCTTCGTTGCTATCGAAAGTTCTGCTTACGGTTATCCTTCAGAAGCTGACATCAAAGGTTTGTTTGCTGATTTCGATACCACCAGTAACCGCCTGGGTAACACCGTTAAAGATAAAAATGCCCGCCTGGCTGCGGTTCTGAAAGGGGTTGAAGGGTTAAAACTTGGTGACTTCAACGAACATCAGATTGACCTGTTCGGTGATGCCTATGAGTTCCTGATCTCTAACTATGCGGCAAATGCCGGTAAGTCAGGCGGCGAGTTCTTTACACCGCAGCACGTCTCTAAGCTGATTGCACAACTGGCTATGCACGGGCAGACCCACGTTAACAAAATCTACGACCCGGCAGCAGGCTCCGGTTCGCTGTTGTTGCAGGCTAAAAAACAGTTTGATGACCATATCATCGAAGAAGGTTTTTTTGGTCAGGAAATCAACCATACGACCTATAACCTGGCGCGTATGAACATGTTTTTGCACAACATCAACTACGACAAGTTTGATATCAAGCTGGGCAATACGCTGACTGAACCGCACTTCAGAGATGAAAAACCGTTTGATGCCATCGTTTCTAACCCGCCGTATTCGGTGAAATGGATTGGCAGCGATGACCCGACGCTGATTAACGATGAACGTTTTGCCCCGGCTGGCGTTCTGGCCCCCAAATCCAAAGCTGACTTTGCGTTTGTATTACATGCGCTGAACTATCTTTCTGCCAAAGGTCGTGCTGCGATTGTTTGCTTCCCGGGTATTTTTTACCGTGGCGGTGCGGAGCAGAAAATCCGTCAGTATCTGGTCGACAATAACTATGTCGAAACCGTGATTTCACTGGCACCGAATCTGTTCTTTGGCACCACCATTGCCGTCAATATTCTGGTGTTGTCTAAACATAAAACGGATACCAACGTTCAGTTTATTGACGCCAGCGAACTGTTCAAAAAAGAGACTAACAACAACATTCTGACCGATGCTCATATCGAACAGATTATGCAGGTATTTGCCAGCAAGGAAGATGTTGCTCATCTGGCGAAATCTGTCGCGTTTGAGACCGTTGTCGCTAATGACTATAACCTGTCGGTGAGCAGCTATGTGGAAGCGAAAGATAACCGCGAAATTATCGATATTGCTGAGTTGAACGCAGAGCTGAAAACCACGGTCAGCAAAATCGACCAGTTGCGTAAAGATATTGATGCGATTGTGGCTGAAATTGAAGGCTACGAGGTGCAGAAATGAGCGAGATGAGTTATCTGGAAAAATTGCTGGATGGGGTTGAGGTTGAATGGAAAACACTAGGGAAAGTGCTTAAACGAACTAAAGGCACAAAAATAACCGCTGGGCAGATGAAAGCTCTTCACAAAGATAATGCGCCGCTTAAAATTTTTGCAGGAGGAAAAACAGTAGCCTTTGTTGACTTTAAAGATATACCAGAGAACGATATTAATAGAGAGCCATCGATTATTGTTAAATCCAGAGGTATTATCGAATTCGAGTATTACGATAAACCATTCTCTCACAAAAATGAGATGTGGTCATATCACTCAAATAATGATGCGATAAGCATAAAGTATATTTATTACTTCCTAAAAATAAATGAAGGATATTTCCAGAAAATTGGGGGTAAAATGCAAATGCCACAAATTGCAACTCCTGATACAGATAAGTTTGAAGTTCCAATCCCTTGCCCGGACAATCCGGAAAAATCCCTTGCCATCCAGTCCGAAATTGTTCGGATTCTGGATAAATTTACTGAGCTTACAGCAGAGCTTACAGCAGAGCTTACAGCAGAGCTTAGCATGCGTAAAAAACAATACAACTACTATCGCGACCAGTTGTTAAGTTTTGATGAGGAGCAGGAAAAACCTATTTATCTGGAAAAATTGCTGGATGGGGTTGAGGTTGAGTGGAGAACTTTAGGAGAAATAGCAGTAATTTATGATGGAACTCACAAGACTCCCAAATATACGGCTTCCGGAGTTCCTTTCGTTAGCGTGCAGAATATCAAAAATCTATACGGGACAAATAAATATATTTCACCTGAGGATTTCAAAACATACAAGAACAAACCGCGCAAGCATGATTTGTTTATGACGAGGATTGGCGATGTCGGTACTTGTGCTATTGTGGAGGATGATAGACCATTAGCATACTACGTAACACTTGCATTAATACGAATAAATCAACAAATTGCTGTACCAGGATTCATTCGTTATTTAATCGAAAGCAGATTTGGTAAGGCCGAATTGTATAAAAGAACGCTTATACACGCAGTACCAATGAAGATTAATTTAGGCGAAATTGGTAAAGTTGCTGTACCAATCCCCTGCCCGGATAATCCAGAAAAATCCCTTGCCATCCAGTCTGAAATCGTTCGGATTCTGGATAAATTCGACACACTGACCAACTCCATCACTGAAGGTCTCCCGCGTGAAATCGAGTTGCGCCAGAAACAATACGAATACTACCGTGATTTACTGTTCAGTTTCCCGAAACCTGAAACTGTCAGTAATTAATTGACCATTGCTACCGATCGGGCCACCTTAACACCCGGTCAGTATATAGACTATTTTTTACGCGCCGGAAGTCACTCTTAACGCCCTTCCGGCTCTTGCCAGGCGGCACAAAGGATGCGCTATGACTCATCAAACACACACCATTGCTGAATCCAATAACTTTATCGTCCTTGATAAGTACATCAAAGCTGAGCAAACAAGCGACAGCTACCAGAGCGAATCGGACCTGGAACGTGAACTGATTCAGGACCTGCGGAATCAGGGTTATGAATTTATTTCCGTAAAATCACAGTCGGCAATGCTGTCCAATGTTCGGGAACAGCTTCAGAGCCTCAATGGTGTGATGTTTAATGACAGCGAGTGGCGGCGCTTCACGGAGCAGTATCTGGACAACCCGAGTGATGGTATTCTGGATAAAACCCGTAAAATCCATATCGACTATATTTGCGACTTTATTTTTGATGACGAGCGACTTGAGAACATCTATTTGATAGATAAAAAGAATCTCATGCGCAATAAGGTGCAGATTATCCAGCAGTTTGAACAGACGGGTTCTCACGCTAACCGTTATGACGTCACGATCCTGGTTAATGGCTTACCACTGGTGCAAATCGAACTGAAAAAACGCGGCGTGGCGATTCGTGAGGCTTTCAACCAGATACATCGTTACAGTAAAGAGAGTTTTAACAGCGAAAATTCCCTGTTTAAGTATCTGCAGCTGTTCGTCATTTCCAACGGCACTGATACCCGTTATTTTGCCAACACAACAAAGCGCGATAAAAACAGTTTTGACTTCACCATGAACTGGGCTAAATCAGACAATACACTGATTAAAGACCTCAAAGACTTTACCGCTACCTTTTTCCAGAAACATACTCTGCTTAATGTTCTGGTGAACTACAGCGTTTTTGACAGCAGTCAGACGCTACTGGTAATGCGACCGTACCAGATTGCTGCCACCGAGCGCATTCTGTGGAAAATTAAGAGCTCCTTTACAGCGAAGAACTGGTCAAAACCGGAAAGCGGTGGGTATATCTGGCACACCACGGGTTCCGGTAAAACCCTGACCAGCTTTAAAGCCGCGCGTCTGGCAACAGAACTGGACTTTATTGATAAAGTTTTCTTTGTGGTCGACAGGAAAGACCTCGATTACCAGACCATGAAGGAATATCAGCGTTTTTCGCCAGACAGCGTCAACGGCTCGGAAAATACCGCAGGCCTTAAACGAAATCTGGATAAGGACGATAACAAAATTATCGTCACTACTATTCAGAAACTCAATAACCTGATGAAAGCAGAAAGCGACCTGCCTGTATATAATCAGCAAGTGGTGTTTATATTTGATGAATGCCACCGCAGCCAGTTTGGAGAAGCTCAGAAAAACCTGAAGAAGAAATTCAAACGCTATTATCAGTTTGGTTTTACCGGCACCCCTATTTTCCCGGAAAACGCCTTAGGCTCAGAAACAACCGCCAGCGTATTTGGTCGTGAATTGCATTCGTATGTAATTACCGATGCGATTCGTGACGAAAAAGTGCTCAAATTCAAGGTGGACTACAACGATGTGCGGCCACAGTTTAAGTCTTTAGAGACAGAAACTGACGAGAAAAAACTGAGTGCGGCTGAAAATCAGCAGGCGTTTCTTCATCCCATGCGTATTCAGGAAATCACGCAATATATTCTGAATAATTTCCGCCAGAAAACCCATCGTACCTTCCCTGGCTCAAAAGGTTTTAATGCTATGTTGGCAGTGAGCAGCGTGGATGCCGCGAAAGCCTATTATGCGACGTTTAAACGGTTACAAGAAGAAGCCGCTAATAAATCGGCTACCTATAAACCGCTGCGTATTGCGACAATCTTCTCCTTTGCCGCCAATGAAGAACAAAATGCCATTGGTGAAATTTCCGATGAAACTTTTGATACCAGCGCAATGGACAGCAGTGCTAAAGAGTTTCTGGACGCTGCAATTCGTGAATATAACAGCCATTTTAAAACTAACTTTAGCACCGACAGTAACGGTTTTCAGAACTACTATCGTGATTTAGCCCAGCGGGTTAAAAATCAGGATATCGATCTGCTAATTGTCGTGGGGATGTTTTTAACCGGCTTCGATGCTCCAACATTGAACACGCTATTCGTCGATAAAAACTTGCGTTTTCACGGCCTGATGCAGGCATTTTCCCGCACCAACCGTATTTATGATGCAACTAAAACCTTCGGTAATATCGTCACTTTTCGGGATCTGGAACGCTCAACTATTGATGCCATAACGCTGTTTGGTGACAAAAACACCAAAAATGTGGTGTTAGAAAAGAGTTATACAGAGTATATGGAAGGCTTTACTGATGCTGCTACTGGTGAAGCTAAACGCGGCTTCATGACAGTAGTTTCAGAACTGGAACAACGGTTCCCTGACCCTACCAGTATTGAAAGTGAAAAAGAGAAGAAAGACTTCGTTAAACTGTTTGGCGAATACCTGCGTGCCGAGAACATCCTGCAAAACTATGATGAATTTGCCACGCTAAAAGCCCTGCAACAAATCGATCTTAGCGATCCTGTTGCGGTAGAAAAATTCAAAGCAGAACATTATGTGGATGATGAAAAGTTCGCTGAATTGCAAACAATTCGTCTCCCTGCTGATCGCAAGATTCAGGATTATCGTTCTGCCTATAACGATATTCGCGACTGGCAGCGCCGTGAGAAAGAAGCTGAGAAAAAAGAGAAATCAACCACTGACTGGGATGACGTAGTTTTTGAGGTCGATTTGCTGAAGTCTCAGGAAATAAACCTGGATTATATCCTTGGACTGATTTTCGAACACAACAGACAAAATAAAGGCAAGGGCGAAATGATCGAAGAGGTCAAACGCTTAATTCGTTCAAGCCTAGGGAACCGTGCTAAAGAGGGCCTGGTGGTCGATTTTATTCAGCAAACGAACCTGGATGATTTACCGGACAAAGCCAGCATCATTGACGCATTCTTTACGTTTGCTCAACGCGAACAGCAACGTGAAGCAGAAGCATTGATAAAAGAAGAAAATCTCAATGAAGAGGCAGCAAAACGCTATATTCGCACGTCTTTAAAACGCGAATATGCCACCGAAAATGGCACAGAATTAAACGAAACATTACCAAAACTTAGTCCGTTAAATCCGCAATATAAAACGAAAAAACAGGCAGTTTTCCAGAAAATCGTCTCGTTTATTGAGAAGTTTAAAGGCGTAGGCGGAAAAATATAGCCCAATTCGTGTTTTTCTTGCGGGTTCTTAATTAAACCCGCAAGAGACCGTGGGGTTCCAAATGGCTAATATACTCCCCTTACCCATGCGCGACAATGCTGCCAAAAGTGATAGAAAACAGCCAGAAATAGATCGCGGCCATAATGATTTTGAATGCCGTGTTCATATCTTCAGCTCCTGTGATTGATTGGATACATGCCGCGCCCCTTGCGGCATGTTTTTATTTTTACCTTCTCTGCTTTAAATATCAAGATTTATTAGAGCAATTATTGCTGATAGAGAAGCGCATTTTCATACTCCCTGACCATTAACGTAAGTACGCCGTGACTCCTGAAAACACGCGCCACTTCAATCTTATCTTCCAGCGCGAACGCAATTTTACTTAGACCAATTTTCTTCAGGAGATCAATCTTTGCTGGACCGTCATTTCTGTCATCGGTGGCAGGACGCATAGATAGCAAAGGCTCAGCCCCATTTGTTACGTGCTTACGCAACCAGGCTCGTGTTTTATCCCTGGCTATCTCACAGCGCCCGGTTACAAACCAGAGGGTGTAAATGCCGGACAACTGGCGCACCATATCAATAACTGGAGTGATGGGGGCATCAGTGTCACAGGCAAGGTTAAACTCGTTCCAGTGCTCTGTTAATGCACCTTTACCTGGTGGTGGAAGTAAATGCAGTCTGTCTTCAGTTGCCTCTGATATTGTTCCATCAATATCGACTATGACGATATACGGACGTTCCTGGTGTGCGTGTTTATTGAAAATACTCAAATGCCCTCCTCATTGGACGAAAAAAATGCTGGTGGGCGCACTCCACCAGCATTAAAAGTGACACTGTAACTATCAGCGAACGTAAATAGTGCCGCCGTTCTCTTTTTCCCATGCATCGCTACGTGCATAGCAAACATCGAGAAGTCTTCTTGCCGCAGTTTCTTCTAAACCCAATTCAACAACCAACTGCTCATGACGGCGGGTAACTACATCAAATAGGCTATGCAGCCCTTTAGTTGCCAGATCATCAATGAATTCCGGTTCGAAGGGCAGCTCTGCATCTGCCAACATAACTTCTTGCGCCCACTCAACTCGACGGACCAGTTCTGGACGGCGGCTTTCCATCTCTTTACAAATCATTTCATGGAAGAACTCTACCCAACCTTCCGGCTGGAACTCGCGGAAAATGGCCAACGGCTGGAAGTTTGGCATCAACCATTCGTTGATTCGGATATCAATGGCATAGCCCATGTCGCAGCAGAACTGATAAGCAAAGTCCAGCTTAGAAACGATATAAGGACGTTCGTTATTAAACTCTTTAGGAGATGAGATCCCATAAGCCAGGAGGCGTGGGAAGAAGGAGATTTGCCCTAACGTCGGATGAGGTTTGCTTGCAGGGAAACGGCGCTCAGTAATGCCATACATTTCTTTCTTGAGCGTCGCAAATTTGGCATTTTCATTAACCAGCTCAGTAACCTCTGTTTTTTATTAGCAAATGCCACCCGTGCCTCGCTTGCATCTTTAATAGCCTTTTTGAGCTGTTGGTTAAGGTCGGCGACCTGCTTACGCAGTTCCTGTCGCTCGCTTTTAGCTTTGTTATAGCGTTTCTCAAGGTTAAAAGGATCAAGTTTCATGATCTCTTTATATTGAGATTTTAGCGTTGAAATCTGTGAGTTCCGCAGTTCAACCATCGCGGTCATTTCATTGAGTTTTGTTTCCAGCTCAATGCTTATACGTTCGGCATTATCAGCACGCTGGTTGGCGTCATGCGTCGCATCGTCAATTGCGTCCTGTTGCTGGCGTTTCAAATGTTCAATTTGCAGCTGAAGCTCTTCAATTTCTTTACCCTTCAGACCGAGGTCCAGCTGCATATTTTCAGCTGCATCTACCAGGTCATTATGGCTATCAGCCTCTGCGTTATAAACATCAATAAGCTGTGCGTGAAGCATCTCTGCTGACTGAACCGCATTATCAAAAAAACGCGCTGTGAGGTCATCACAACTAACTCGGCGTTGCGCGGCCCGGATGTTCTGGATAATGGCCGGGATACCGGCATTCAGGACGTCAGGGATAGATACATTTTCGATTGATTGGTTTTGTGCTGAAGTGTTCATTTCAAAGTTCCGTATTAGCTTGTACTTCGGTCATTTTTCCTAAGTATGAAGGAGGAAGGACTACGCAATTTGTATCCAGCCCCTCACCCAGAGCAGCCTGTAAAATTCTGGCTAAGGAGAGTCTCTTGTTGCGATACCGGGTGATGACATGCCTGATATCGCCGGACGGCGTAACAAAGGCGATCAGCCAGTAGTGATATTTCCGTCGGAATGGCCACATAGTGCACCTTATGGATTGCTCTAATAAAAAACGTGATGAGTGTACATCACGTTTTAAAAATATGGAATTATTAGAGCAATATTATTCTGATTCTTGCTCAAAAAACGCGCTAATGAGAGGAAGCCAATCCTCTGACACTTCACGCGGTCGCGGTTTGCCGTGGAAGAAGATTATTCGGCAGTCTTTTGGTAATGCCCCATTCCCCCTGGAGTAGCGCGCACTTGCATATTTCGAACCAGGTTCCACAACATCGGCCTTGTAACTTACAAACCATCCCGGATACAGATCCTGAAATGCTGGTGTGTCATCGCCCATAACCTTCCGTAAGAAGCCCTGATCACCCCAGCACTCAGTAGTGACACAACGAGAAATCCAACCTTCCGGATCTTGCCAGAATGAACTCCAGATATGCGCTTTTACACTATTTGGTATCCACAGTGCACCGCTGCCACGATATTGTGGATGGTAAAAATCTCTAAGCATGGTGAAGCTGGTCGGTGGATTCTCAAGGATTGGGCGTATATCACCGGCAATAACCGTGTCCAAATCCAGATAGAACAGATCATCGGTTATATCCGGTCGGAACAACTCGATTTTCGCCCACCAGCCACGGCACTTTTGCCACTGGTTGATCAATGGGACAACTTTGACGCCAGGTACATGTAAACGCTTCAGGTCTGTCAGGCAAATAATTTCATAGCCTTTTGGCAGTTGATTAACCAGCCACTGCACATCGGAAGCGTTATAGTCACCACCAGAGCGAAGAACTAAAGCAATCTTCATGCTGCACCATCACCTTTCACTTTCATTAATGTCAGGTTTCCGCAAAATACGGCACCAGTGTCGATATAATGCTGATTCCAGAATGCCTTCGGGCTTTTCACCGGAGTATGACCAAAGATAAAACGATCTGCGCCCGAAATTTCGCCACCAATATCATCCATCGAATCACTGATACGCTCGCGCGCCCAGACAACATTGAAAAGTGGCACCTCCTTACCGAATTGGTATTCATTATCCGGATAGTCGGCATGGGCTATAACGATAGTTTCTCGCCCGGTGTTCAACTCAATGATATAGGGTAGACGTCTTACCAACTCCACCAGCGCCCTGGCTAATATTTCCTGATCAGTGTCCAGCATGAAGAACCATTGTCCGCCATTCATTAGCCAGTTATTCACGTTGCCATCGGGGCTTAACGCATCAATCATCAGCCGCTCATGGTTGCCCATGACCGCTCTGAACCATGGCATCTGCAATAGCTCCAGACATTTAACATTTTCGGTGCCGCGATCGATAAGGTCGCCGACCGATATCAGTAAATCCTGCGCAGGGTCAAAATCAACACGATGGAGTTCGGACATCAGTCTGGTGTAGCAACCATGCAGATCACCAACAACCCAGACATTCCTGTATTTGGTACCGTCGATACGGTGATAAATTGTGGGTGCCATCATGTATTCTTCAGCCATTCTTTAAGAGTCATCTGCGGAATACCTCCCATTTTCCCGCATGAAACAACGTCAATCTGCTCACGCGCTGACTGGAATAACAAAGGCAGGTGACTTAGATTTTTTGGCGTGCCGCCGGAGTGAACGCGCGGTTCTTGCGTAGCGTCAACGCCCACCAGGGCAACATGTTTGAATCCGATATGGAAAGCTAGGTTCAGAGCGCCGTATGCACTATTGCCGCTGGCAATTTCATTCACATCTTCACAAAGTCCGAAATGTGCGGACCAGCGCCACGCCCACCACTCGGGAGAGTTCGTATTTTTTGGCTCTGTGCCTCGCTCAGCCACTCGACGGAAGCACAGAACACCGTCTCTGACTTCACGTTCTTTAACATCAGGTAGCGCCAGGCAATAACAAACACCGCGGCGACGGCGACCACGACCAACGCGCCGCATATTGTCTGGCGATGGATCAAGGGTGAAAAAATAAGAAGCGCGGTTAAGCCAGTCGATGGCCCCGTTGACCGCTATAATCGGCACTCCACGCGGCGCAACAAAGTTTGCGGCGCTTGGGCCACTGCCGACGATAATAACGCGATCACTGCCTCTAAATTTATTCTTGGGAAACATTGAATTGCACTGCTCCTACTTGCATTCAAAATATGTAAATCTGCATGTTTTTTGCGGGTATCCAGGAACTGCTGTTGCCATTTTGAAATAGACACCTGCGTTGGATTCCGTAGTGCTTGAGGGTGCGCACCATGCCAATGGAGGCCGTTTTGCAGAGAACAGTCATAACCGACTAATACAACTACTTCAGCCCCTGACTCTGCCGCCAGACTGATAGCCTGCGCGCCGCTATTTACCCCTTCAGCTGGTCCACAATATCGCCTGTACTCCAACGAAAATGATTTCGCCGCCGCCAGGTTGGCTGTCACTTTGCGGAATCTCCCTTCCGGTATGATGGATCCGTATTGCTTCCACCATGACAAATCACCTGCGTATAAGGCATAAATGTCATCGAACATCTGCCTGGAATTGTTGACCGCGATGATTGAACAGCCAGTTTTTTCTATAGCAGCACAGTCCTCACGAGTGAGTGACGGACCGCTACCGATACAAAAAACCGTCTTAGTCGCCCGGGGCGGTATGTTCATTCTCAGCTGCAAATTCGGCCTCCAGGCGAGCATTCATTTCAGCGATTACCGGGTCCACTACAGCATCTGTTTCCTGTTCATTACGCGGCATGACCGATGCCAGCGATTCATAATTAACCTTGGATGACACGATTATTCTCCCGATGTTAAGGTGCGCTACCTCAAAGGACGGCAATGCACTAATTAATTTATTATTTTAAGCAGCGGACAACCACTTGTCGCCGTTCAATATATGCTCAATAGCCTCGCCTTTTTTAAGGCTTATGTATTCCAGGATGGCGGTAATCGCTTGTTCTGCACCATACGCAAGAACAACGTAGTAACCTTCCTCTCTAAGCCTGCGCATCCAGGCGATCTGCTCTTTCGTCGGGGCTTTACCATTTGGTTCTTTAAGCTCAATTCGCATGCCGTGATAAATACCGCATGCTTTATCGAGACTCATGTCCGGATAACCTTTTTTCTGCCCTTCAGCCTTCATTTTCCCGGCGGTTGCTTTTGAACGCTTCCCTCCGTTAGGCGTTGCATGCAACAGCTCATAGATTTCAGGGTGCTTGCGTTCGAAGTAATCAAAAATGAAAACCTGTTCGAAGTGCTCGCAATTTCCGTCGCGCAGATCTGGGTTCTTTGCCAGTGCTGCAAGTGCCTTCGCATGTGGCGAAACTTCTTTTACCGGCCCAAGCGATAAGAATGGATCCTTTTGGTTTTTTGGTCTGGACCACCCCTTATTTCTACGCTCACTAAAAGCCTGAAACTCTTCCTCAGTAAAGCGCAACATAATCAGTCAAACTCTGCCGGTCGCATGCCATATTTACGCTGTTTTGCTGCCTGCTCTTCCCTGTGCCATTGCGCACAATCAGCGTCACAATAAATGCCTGATTCAATCGGCTCATTGCAGTAACGACACTTCCCTGTAAATACCTGGCTCACGACCTGTGCCTGCTTTCTGATGTTATCGATGGCCATGTCTTTGAGAGCTTCTAATTGATTCATGCTCAGCTCTGCATCATCAACACGTTCTGCCAATTTTGTTTCCTCGTGAAGAACTTACTTAAGGGCAGAATGATACATTTCACAATCAAAATTGCACTAATAATTTTCTTTTATTGAGTTAAATATTCAACAAATGACTAGCGGTAGAATCACCATCATCTATTTCTGGCAGGCTGACTATGGCTACATCAATCACTACAACCCAAAGCACCCGGCAATATCCTCTGTCGCGGTATGACGACCGCAACATAGCCGATCCAATACTCAGGGCAGAGCTACGCAAAGAGGTGATGCTTATGTGTGAATCGAACGACAAGAATCTGACGATTTATTACGTTCTTCCCGATGAGCAATATCGCCCGGATTTGCTGGCTTACCGTATGTGGGGCATAGCAGAGCTACGCTGGGTTGTGACGCTCGCCGCCGGGCTTGAGGACGAGTCTCAGGGTATGACTGTTGGCAAAAAATTAAAACTCCCACCTGCCACCTGGATCCGCGAAATGATTCGCCATTTCCAATATGACGGCCAGGTAATAGGGACATTATCCATTGCGTAAGGGAATTGAATGCCAACTGAATATGCTCGCGACAACCTTGGTCGCTATCAGACTGATGGATTAAGTGCAAAAGACTTTAACAAGGTCTTCGATCTTATCCGTAAACAGCAGCGTCAGAATCGGCGAAACGCGCGGCGTACACTCACCCCAAGGATTATGGGGATGCGTAACCGCGAACTTGAGGCATTCCTCAGCCTTGGGAAAAAGAAAGATGGCACCTACTTTACGCCCGAAGATATACGCAGTTTCAACACCTCAAGGCAGGCTCATAAAACCAAATTCAAGAGCACGGTACCCGGCATTACCTATGCTCAGCTGGTGGCGCAGTCCACCAGCATTGATATAAAACGCGCTAACAACAAAGTTTCTGATGGCACAGGGATCAAAGCCGCGACATTTCTCGGGCTAAAACACAACCTTGCATTGATATCTGTTAATGCCTCGGATGAGTCGGTCCACCAGCATCACCGTGTCAGAATTCGATTTGAGGAATGGGATAAAGCCGTTGAGGATATTGCTGAAGACGGTGCGAAAAAAGCCCGAATCGCTGCCGATCTCTGCAAGGGCCGGGTATCTTTCGACTGTGATTGTGGACGCCATCAATACTGGTATCGTTATATGGCCACGGCTGGTAACTATGCTGTCGCGCCGCCAAAAGAGTATGCATTCCCCAAGATCCGCAACCCTGATCTGACTGGTGTAGCCTGCAAACATGTGTTGCACGCAATGACGCGTTTTCAGTCTCCCACATGGCACAAGGCCATCATTATTGCCCTGGAAAAAGCAGCTGAACAGGTGGCCTTCGGCGATGACAAGCGGAAGACAACAACCTATTTCAAAGGCGAACTGGCTAAATCGCTCGCGCGCAACCGGACAACAACGACGGATCAGGCTAAAGCGGCGCGTGAGTATGAGTTATATCTGAAATCTCAGGATGCATTAGGCAAAAAACTACGCGCCAAAGATAGCGCCACGGACAACGTTCGCCGGTTGTTAAAAAAAGCTCGCACCACGGCAAACAGGAAGAATGCCGAATTAAAAGCATCGCGGGTGAGGGAAGCCCAGGCTCGCGCTGAAGCCGACGCCCTCAAAAAAGCCCTGCAAACGCAGGCGAACAACCTCATAAAGTTTTTCATGAGTCAGGGAATGGACAAGGCCGCTGCCACTGCGCAGGCGCGAAGCATTCTTGAGACACAAATTAACGAAGCCCGTAAACGGAAAGGATAATCGATGGCTGGTTTCTTTGATGACATGTTTGAGGACACAGAACCATCACAACAAGTGACTGGTGATAACCTCCCGGACACCGAATCGGATCCGGATATTCCAGACGAAGGTTCTGAACTGATTGAAGAGGAAAATATTGATGCTGAAATCGAAACCGATGGTGTTAACGTTGGTAATATTGTTGATCCTGTGGAGGACGATCACCTTCCCAATCTGGATCACGGCCTGCTTAGTGATTCTGGTGTGCGCCACCGTTATCAAGGTCATGCAGTTTTTAATAACCTTGTGCGGATGGACTGGCTCAAAGCAATCAAGCTAGACCCTGACTCATTCGATGCGGTTCTATACCGCGCAATACCTTACAGAGACAAAAATGCACCTGAAACGGCATCTGAAATAATAGAACCGAACCAACGCATATATGACTATCAGGATCCAGAACTGATAACGGCCCTCGACTGCCCGGATGAGATGGACGTCTTCTACGCGCTATACGACGGCAGCGATAATACGGGAATTAGCGACAGTGCTTTAATCCTTCGGTTAGCCGCCGTTAATGTGCCAGTGGGTTCTATGCTCGAATGGCTGGAACAGCTGTCAGACGGTACAACCATTCGCCGCTTCTGGTACATCCATAAAATATTCAATTACGGCACTGCCAGGGTAGGCAGTTTGTTTTATTGCGTGCCTTCACGCGCCTTTGAAGGGAATTTCATCGGTGATTCTGAATAATCAGGAATGGCTACTGGCCATCTTTAAGAAAAAAGGTCTTACTCCAACCGGTAAGCTGGAATTTGCCACTATTGATGGCATTGATTCGGCGCTCGCACAAGCTTTAAACGAAGCGTTCGACTCACAAGTTGTCAGCTTTAATGATCGAGCTAACCAGTCGTTCCGGGAGTTTCTGAAACGCACCCCAAGAGATCGCATAACGATCGGCACTTTTAGTGATGTGAAAGAATGGTTGTCATCATTTGAAGCCGATCGCGCCGGGCGTAAAGATACAGTCTCTTCTGGCCCGGTAAATAAGCTGGCAATGCCGCTTGTGAATCTGTCTCGTTCTCCCGCGTTTTCAATTTATGAAGGTGAACTGTGCCGCGATAATTACGATGAAGGACAGGTCACCAATGAAAATGATGAGATTGAAGCCCTGGTATCGACTATCCCTTTCTCACTGGAATATTCGCTATGGATAGCCAGTGACGAGAAGGAATCTCTTGGGATGGTTTCAACTGCATTAGCATTCTGGCTACGAATGTATGCCAGCTTCGGGCAGGCATCTTTCACTCACATTGCCAATGTCGGCGGTTATGAGATACCGGTTACCTGTTACATAGAAGGGCAAAAATCAATCGCATTTCAGGATCTGACCACCGGCACCGCCGATAACAGACTGTTCGCGGTTGGATTGAACCTCACCGTTGTGGCGGAACTTCCTATCCTGGCTTATATGCAGCAAACCACCGGCACCATAACGGTAAAAGCGAAAATTCTGGAGGAATGAGATGGTCACAAAGACCACAACAGCCCCGGAAACTGATTCAAAACGCACTCAGCTATTCCTGCAATCTGTTTCAATTGGGCAGAACGAAATTCCTCGCGAAATGATTGTAGGGTGTACCTATGTCGAACCAGGAGAGCTATCTGGTCCCCAACTTATGCTCACGCTCAGGGACTCAACAGCTTACGTGGTCAATAAGCTGGGAGTGAAATTTGGGACAATACTAACAGTTTCACTTGGTGATCCAGAAGGTCATGGCGGCATCCTGTTCTCGGAAGAGTTCTTTGTTCTTAAAGCGCCGCGCAAGGACGATACCGTACTGATTTACGCGTTTAGTAACCCGGTGCGGTTATTAAAAGTTCCGTCCACCAGCGCACAGTATTTTGTTGATAAGCCCCCATCAGCCGTAGTTTCCTCTCTTGCCCCTGGTCTGAAGGTAAATGCTGACTCATTCAGAAAAACATCCACATACCACCTAAATGTTGGAGAAAAACCGACCAAGGTATTACAGGAGATAGCCCGGGATACCGGTTCTATGTGCTGGGCATCCCGGGGGACGATCAATTTTAAAAGTATGGAAAAAATGGCAAACGCCGCTCCATCGCTTACTTATGAGTCAGCCAATCCCAACACATCCGGATTTACAATTAGTCAGTTCAACATCCTGAATGCCGATTATGAATACCAGCGCCGCCACAATTACAGAATGGCCAGTTATGACATGACCAAAGGTGTGGTTTACTCAGGTAACCAGGAAGACCCCATTAAATTTACGAGCAATCCCGATCCTACCGCGCTGGCGAACTACAACAAATTCATTCTCCCCCGCCTCGATATGCTGGTGGAAGGAAATGCCGCGCTAACTCCGGGTACGACGCTGAAAATTGTCGTGCATAACACAGCAGGTGACGGAGAACTCGATGAATCTATCCCCGACAAAATGATAGTGATGTCCGTGACTCATTTCGAAGACCGCTTCCGTTTTGTCAGCCGTGCACAGTTAGGAGTGGTGAATGGGTAGTTTGACAGGGAAGTATCGGGCTGTAGTGGTAAGCGTCGATGACCCTAAAGGTCTGATGCGTACACAAATACGCGTTGTCGGCATGATGGATGGGCTACCAGATGCCTCATTGCCGTGGGCAGAAGCCATATTGTCCAATGCAAACACGTTTTCACCATTTCTGCCCGACGATAAAGTATGGGTAGAATTTCCCTACAATGGAGATTCGCGGTGGCCATTGATAATCGGTTATGCACAGGATGCATCCGGTGGCGCTCCCAATGTGCCACCTGAAGCGTCAGGACAAGGTGAAGGCTATGTACCGCCTGAAGTTGAAGGTGCACCAGCACAACCATCAACCAGCGCCAAAAAAGACTTTATTTCGTCGCGGAACGGACTAATGGAAGTCCGGACGGCGGGCGGAGCCTGGGCCGTTACGCACTTGAAAAGTGGAACAACAATAGGATTCAACGAGGCCGGAGAGTTGTATGCCATTTCTCAAGGTCCGGCATTCATCTCTTCCGCAGGAAATCTCGATATAAAATCAGGCGCGGATGTCGCCCTGAAGGCGGGGGGAAGTATGGCGATAGAGGCCAGCGGGAAGCTATCCATAAAAGCCGCTGAAGTCTCTGTTGATAAGGCTTAAAAAAAGCCCGGCGTTCGGGCTTTTCTGTTATGACGGGTTCAATTTTTTATCCGTTACCGCGCGACGGTTTCTGCGTGATAAACGTATCAAGCATCTTTTCCGCAATTGCCGACCAGGTGTGACACTGGACCTTTTCAGCATTTTTCACGCGATCAATGCGAGCAATAACCTCATCCCAATCAATCCGCGACTTGATAACCATATGGTTCACCAAAGCTAGGCGATCCGGCGGAAGACAATCGGGCGGCGTTAATATCAACGCCCCACACATTGCCGCCTCAAGAACAGTTAATCCAAGGCTTTCGGGATGCGTAACGATAAAAACGTCACTCTTACGCAATTCAGCTGCAAATTCGGTTGCTGGTACCGGCGTCCGTCTGTATGGGGTTACCGATATATTCCCTGGATCAATGGTAATCAATCCGTCATCGGTCAACGTTCTGGCCTCATACGGAACGGTCAGACGCTGAAGGTTCATAAGGATACTTAAGGAGTGATCAAAACCACTAACATCAAATGCAGCGTGGTCTACAAAAATACGCAGAACATCGTCTGTTTTGGTTTCCAGATGGAACAGCTCCTGATTCGCTGCCCATCCAACATGTTTGTTAAAACGATTATGGCGCTCTAACCTGCCGGGATTATCCAGGTACCGCCAGGTATCATCGCGGACAGTAAAAGTAATATCGACTGGTGCCGAATCCAGCATAGAACCGTCGTATACCTGGGCTACCCATCCAGTAAATCGACGACGCAGTTGCACGCCTATTTCCCTGGGCACCGTAGTAAAATACCTCAATCCTGGTGCCAAAATGGCCTTCGCAGAACATGCGGTCGCAGCAGTCAACACAGCTTCAACATAATCCTCCGGGCTTTCGACGCCGGGGGAATATGGACGATGGTATTGCAATGTTACCCCAGCCTCACTAAAGGCGCAGGCCAGGTTATAAGCCCACATTTCCGTATATGTTTTCACATCACTGATGGCTTCAAATTTTCGCCCAATGATCAGGATGTTCATCGGCTTTTCCTCATTCCATTGCATTAATAATCCTCTTGCCAGTCAGCACCAGCATAGTTATCAAATCGTGAATACTGGCCGTTAAAAGCCAATCTCACCGTGCCAATCGGGCCATTTCGTTGCTTACCAATAATCACCTCGGCAATGCCCTTCATTTCGCTATCCGGGTGATAAACCTCGTCGCGATACAGAAACATGATCAGGTCTGCGTCCTGTTCAATTGCTCCAGATTCACGCAAATCTGAATTTACCGGTCGTTTGTCCGCACGCTGTTCAAGCGAGCGATTAAGTTGTGACAATGCCACCACCGGCACCTGTAATTCCTTCGCCAACGCCTTAAGTGAGCGAGAAATCTCGGCAATTTCCAGCGTTCGGTTGTCTTGCAGCTCGGGGACGCGCATAAGTTGCAGGTAGTCGATCATGATCATGCTCAATCCGCCATTTTCTTTATAAACACGACGAGCACGGGAACGAAGCTCTGTAGGTGTCAGGGCGCTTGAGTCATCAATAAAAATATTCTGCTTGTCCAACAGAATCCCCATTGCACCAGAAACACGCGCCCAATCCTCGTCGTTAAGTTGCCCCGTTCTAATACGAGTCTGATCAACACGTGCAAGAGAGGCCAGTGAGCGCATCATCAGCTGGTGGCTTGGCATCTCAAGGCTAAAAACCAATACAGGCTTATCGCTACGGACTGCGGCATTTTCGACAAGATTCATCGCAAACGTAGTCTTTCCCATAGATGGGCGGGCGGCGACAATAATGAGATCGGATGGCTGAAGCCCTGCCGTCTTCTTATTGAGATCGGTAAATCCGGTATCAAGCCCCGTTACACCATCATGCGGTCGCTGAAACAACTCTTCTATGCGAGATACCGTTGCATCGAGAATGCTGGCGATATCTTTTGGACCACTACCGCTCTTTTGTCGTTTTTCAGCTATTTCAAAAACGCGGCGCTCGGCCATATCCAGCAATTCATTGCTGCTCCGGCCATCCTGCGCATATCCAGCTTCGGCTATTTCATTTGCGACGGAAATCATTTCACGAACAACCGCACGTTCACGAACGATATCCGCATAAGCACAAATATTTGCCGCGCTGGGCGTGTTCTTTGACATCTCCGCAAGGTACGCAAAACCACCGGCGCGTTCTAATTTACCGTTCTGTTCAAGTGCTTCAGCAAGTGTTATCAAATCAATCGGTTTGCCATGACTTAATAACCTCTCCATCTCACTGAAAATTTCACGATGAGCACTGGTATAAAAATCATCAGCAACTATACGATCTGCAACTTCATCCCAGCGGCAGTTATCAAGCATTAAGCCACCAAGCACAGCTTGTTCTGCACTAAGGGAATTTGGCATGGATTCAAGAGGGGATGCAGACATTAACACTCCACCCTGGTGTGTTGAATGTCAGATATAATCGGCATACTCAAATCACTCCTAACGATATGAGTCATCACCAGAAAATCAGGATTAATGCGCCGGACTCTTCCCGGCTGTCACACCGAATCGCCAGGATGGTGAATCCGCAGTCCGACGCTATGAACGGGGCTTGCACATTCCGGCTACCTGGTTTGTTGCCTGAGCTAGGGGAAAAGGTAACCCCTTTAACGTCACCAGACCGCTAACGACGCATGTGCCAGACGCCGTGTTACAACCAAATGTGGTGACCCCTACCGGACTTGAACCGGTGACCGTGCGATTATGAGTCGCCAGCTCTAACCACTGAGCTAAAGGGCCGGATTACTGTTTCCTAAGTGCTTCAATGGCGCTAACAACGCCGCCTACAACTATGGCAACAATGATAATGAGAACAATTGGATACTTGTCAGCAAAATCCCAGAAGCCCATCACTGATCCTTCGAAGCTGTTTTAAATATCGGCCATACCAATGTTACAGCCACTGCCACCAACGCCCCGTCCGATAAAACTGACAGGATTGTGCTGGTGAAATCCACCAGCACGGACAGCAAGAGAAAACCAATGGCGATTGCGATACGTGCCTTGCTTGCCATTACAGATAATCTTCCACACGAAGACCTAAACGACGGCCTACTTCTTCCAGTACTTTGTGTTCTGCTGGCTCGATTTCACCGTCCGCTTCTGCAATCGTCAGCATGTTAACGAATACTTCTTCCGCTTCTTTTGGGTCGTTTTTGATATCTTCAATTTCGCGAAGGATATTCATGCGACCAACACGGAAGCCAGCTTCCAGTTGCTCGGTAAAGCGGGTAATTGTTGCGGTAATTTCGTTACCAAAATGACTAAGACGCGGATTAGAGCGGATAAGCTGATCAAGTTTCGCTGTTTCTTCTTTTTTGATTTCACCATCAGCGGCAGACACCAACAAACAGCCACCGATAATGGCCTCCATCAGATCGCGATTCTCAACTTTTTTCAGCTCTACTTTTGCAGAAGCGACTTTCTTGCCGAACAATTTACCGAACATTGGTTATCCCTCAATAAAAGTGACATATTTATTAGATTGCGGTGCCGGGTGCCTCCCGGTGACGTTAACCAGTTAACAATTAACGCCGGAATGTTTAATCATCAAGGAGGATTGTTTTAACTGTTCCGCGTGCGCTTAGCCGAATTCACCGCAATGGTAAGAGCACTTGGCTGGCTGGGCGGCGATGACGCCTGTACGCATTTGGTGATCCGGTTCTGCTTCCGGCATTCGCTTAATTAGCCAAATACTCTTAACGTTGCGCTGGTGGAGAGTAATGGAATCGAACCATCATCGCTTGCGCAATGGGACGGTTTTCAAGACCGCTTGAGCGCCATACTCCCTACTCTCCAATGATTGTGGTGGTCGGTGCTGATCTCCGACTGCGCCTCTTTTTTTCATAGCCCATAAGGCCGGTCAGTGCGCTTGATGACTGAGGCATCGATATTTACTACGCCGCCTCGTTGCCATAGGGCGGACTTGCGCGCCAGCAACGCGCATTCACCACAACGGAAAGAGCATTCACGTCTCGCATCGCGGGAAAAAGCCCACGGTAGAGAGTCGAACTCTACAAATGCTCTTACCTGTTGTGTTGTGATGACCGGTGCTGATCTCCGGCTTGCGGTTATTTCAGACTCTCACGGGCGTTTAATTGCCCCGCCGGACAGCTCTTTTCCGCAATAGCTGCAATGTCTTTCGCGCATCAGCCTGCGCATTCATCACAACGGTAAGGGTACTTCGGAGGGATTCGAACCCTCTGCCAAGCTCGGCGATCTCCGACGTCGCAAAATACCCTTACCTGTTGTGCTGGTGCCGGTTAACGGATTCGAACCGCTGACCTCTGGCCTAACATCGAATCGTTGTCATTTGACCAGCAAGGCTGTCTACCGAAGTAGAAACGATGCTTTGGCTCTCGTGCTCTCCCACTGAGCTAAACCGGCATTGGCGATGGTGGGTGGATTCGAACCACCGACCAGTTAGTTAACAGCCAACTGCTCTAACCGCTGAGCTACACCATCACTTGCCGGGTACGTCTCCGGCGAGGGCTTCCACCTCCGTATGCTTTTCGGCGCACCGCGCCCTGGCTGCAATTCGGTAACAGGGGATGCATAACCCTGGCTTCCAGCGTGATTAGCGCTTTCAGCATGACGGGATATACCCGTAAATTCGTGGAACTGTACCCAAAGTGCTGTTAAGCACCGCTGTTACGCTGAAAAGAAGACGCAACAGGAAAGGACGCTGACCAACAGATGGCCCCTTCTCGTTCATCTGGTTAATCACACCAGCGCCCTTACCTGTTGTGCCTCCCCGTTCCCTAATACACAGACGGGGACACTCTGCGGTCGATTTTTTGACGGGGGACGACTCATACCCCGTGGCGTCTGGCTTCTTAGGCCGCAGCCATCATCAGATCATCGTTTGCATTTACTTTAATGGTCAGTTTCTAAACCGCCGCAAAGTCGCTAACCATGACGAAAACCCTGAAAAAACGCCCACCCGAAGATGGGCAAACAGGATGTAAGCTCGTTACGCATTTCGGTATTGCCACTTAGGCGTATGGTCAACCTGGCAACTCGGCGTCATGAGGGGGAAGGAGTCACTACCCCGCCATACTTGCCGCCGCGCCTGTCGCGGCTAACAGCTAAATCGCTCTATAAATCACGATTCATTGAAACCATATTACACTAATAAATTTATTAGAGCAATATAGCAATAACGTCATGAGCTACACCACGAGTGTTCCCCTTACAAGACACAGAACGTCTGGCAAAAAGAGGTTCCACTCTGAAGCCACTGTCTTGGTAAAGCTCCCTGATGTTTGGCGCACCACTATTAGTAATGAGGATCTTTGCACCTCGGCGATGAGCATCCATTAGCAGAGATACCAGGCGTTTTTGCTCTTCAAACTTAAAGTCATGACCGGAATAGTTTGTGAACCCCTCTGTATTGGGGAGCGGTTCATACGGAGGATCGCAAAAGATGACATCTCCTTCTCCGGCAGCTTCAATCACCGCTGAAAAATCACCACATACAAACTCAGAACGCCCTTCAGCACCGAGGAAGGCTTCCATCTCCTGTAATGGGAAATACGGAGTTTTATACTTCCCATAACCAACATTAAACTCACCGGCCTGGTTGTAACGCGTCAATCCGTTAAAACAATGTCGGTTCAGGAACAAAAACGCTGCTGCACGATGTAAATCATCATAGGCTTGTTTGTTAAACGCATTCCGTACTGCCAGGTATCCTTCCTGTGTGTTGTAGTCCTGGAAAAACCGATGCGCCAGAGTGATAAGTGAATGTCCCTCACGTTGCAGAGTCCTGTAAAAGTTAATCAGGTCAGCATTCACATCATTTAGCAGATTTTCTTGATATCCGGCATTTATGAAGACAGCTCCGCCACCAACGAAAGGCTCGATCAGGCGCTTTCCGTCAGGTAAATGCCTAAAGATTTGTTCAAGAACACCAAATTTTCCGCCGACCCATTTAAATATGGGACGGTCAAATTCTGCCGTTAGCTTAACTCTCCGTTCTGTTGCTTCATGATTTTTTGCCTGCTGATATGCAGCCTTAATAATCCGCTCACCAATCCATCGCATTACTGGTATCGCCATGCTATTGCCGATCGCTTTGTAACGCGGTCCGTCAGCTGCAAGCATCGCGGCCTCTTCTTCGCTTAAATCTGGATAGTGATTGCGAAGGTATGCCAGTTCATCTGAAGTAACTTTTTTACGCTTTTCCGTCGGGATCAACGTATGCCCATCAGGAAAACCTTGCAGTCTTTCACATTCGACAGGGGTAAGACGGCGGACAGCTACTGCTGCGTTTCCTACGTCATAGCAAACGGCTGTTGTATTTTTGGCCATTAAAGATGGTGAAGTATTCTTAGTTGCAGCATGTTGTGTACCGCTCATACGCTCAGGAAAAGCCAATGTAACAAGATGCTCATGGCTTTCTTGCTCACGTGCCCGCAATGTACCATGCCCTTCTGACCAAAAACCTGCTCCTGTGCTGCTAAAAACTGCAAGGTCAGTGGCATCTTTAAAGTCTCTCGCCTTTACTGTCGATGCGGTTTCATCGCCAATATATTCCCCAAATGCCGCCATCCTGAAAGCGTTTACGGCTTTCGTCGATTTCATACCGGGGGTAATGTCAGCGTGTAGGCATGGATTTAGGCTTTCGCCACTGATTGCAGCGCCATTTGCAATAATGGCGGAAGCGATTTCCTTCTTTTTTCGGCTCGGCGCAATATTCCGGCGCACGCCTTCGAACTCAAAAAGTACCGTTGCGGGATCGAGGTCTGTTCGAGCACTTGCGACAACAAACACGCGTCGGCGTCGTTGTGCCACTCCGAAGTATTGGGCATCAAGGATTCTCCAGGCCACCTTTCGCTGCGGTCCATAAATACAACCACACTGCGGCCACTTTGGAGCATGGCAACCGGTTTTGCCATCCCACCGCCAGAACGCGTTACTTTTTCCTGATTCAGGTCGATCACCTGGTTCAAATGGCGCATCTTCTCCAGCCAATCCGGCAAGGAAACATCCGAAGGCGTTATCTGCCGATGACAAGACTCCTGGGACATTTTCCCAGACGATAACGGCTGGTTTGAGAAATGACTCAGCCCGTTTGTCGTCAATTGCATTTGCAAGCTCCACATACTTTAAAGTTAGCGCGCCACGCTCATCATCAAGCCCACCACGTAATCCCGCGATACTGAATGCCTGACAGTTATGGACCACCGCACCATTGAGGATATAGGAATGATCACCTTCGACTTCTATGTTGTATACAGTATCTAGGCCTACCGATTTAAACTCTTTGACTGTTCGTAAAAGCATTCCATGAGCCAATCTTGATTTACGTGACAATTTCTGCGGGCAGATTGTTACCTGATAATAATTCCGTTGATTTACCACGCGATCCTCGATCACTTTTTTGGGCTCAACTTCAATAAAGCTGACCGAAGAAACATAACCACAAGTCTGTGACACCCCCGCAACGCCCCAAGCAAGCGCAGGACTAACACTATTAATTCTAAATCCCGCTTTACCACTTGGTGTCCCATCAGTATCAAGATAGCCTTGTAAAAACACATGACGCAATGGATGCGACATCACCCATGCAGGGATACGCTTAGCATGGCTTAACTCGCCAAAATGTTCATTAAGCCAATTGGCATAACACGTATCATTCAAGGTTACTTTGATGCTCCCTCGGATTTCTCTTGCCACGGAAAATATGTTTTCTGGTATGCGACAATGAAACTTTCTCAATTTCTGGCAATTTATGCCAAAAACAACCGCCTTCTTAGATTTACCTCTCCATCTCCTAATATATCCATCGCCAACATAAGCGCCCGCAAGATACATAGCCTGTTCTTCAGACAAGAACCGAGAACAAATATCTGGAGATGCAATATTGAAATTAGTTAGAGCGCACCATTGATATCCTGGCATATCACATGCTGCTCGCCATTCCGGTTCAGACAACAACTCTCTCTTAAAATATGTGCCATTTTTCCGGGTGTTTTGGGCTTTCCACCGAACAGCCAGGAAGGGATGGTCATTGGTTGTTCTTATACCTAAAGGCTGCCCAACGGCATTAAGTAACCCCGTATTAGCTATTTTTGAACCAACTCTTTTTACTTGTTGTAACCGCCCGAGATGACTGACTACGTAATCGCCAGGGCAAACATCTTCTATTGGTTTATAACCATTTTTACAAAGAACCATATGCCCCGCGGTAAAACATGGTGTTCCCCCGACGAGCACGTCAGGGGATTCGATTTCCCCAGCCAGGACTTTTTTGGCAAGTTTAGTCATGTCGCCAAGGTTGGCGACATGGGGCCAGCGGTGCGCAAGAACGGCCGATGGAAAAGACTCGATTTCAGCAAACCACGCCGGACGCATACCCAACGGTTCCCAGGCAATACTCGCGGCTTCAATTCCACTGCAAACAGATCCATAGCACAGCTCTTTCACTGCTTAGCCTCTCCACCAAGGGCATTTACCAGAGCATCAACCAGGCACGAAATTTCACTGGTCAACAGGAAGAAATCTGCGTCCAGTCGCTGCGCAACATCTTCACTATCAATATCAGAGTTCTGCTCAAGCAATTCATCCGCAAATTTGACGCTGGTAAGGCTGAAGTTATGGTCCAGTGTAAATTTAATGCGGTTCTGCCAGTCGAGTGCCAACTTAGTGACGAGCTTGCCAGCTTCCAGGTGTGTGGAAATTTCATCGCTTCCCAAATCCTGCTTTTTCACTCGGGCAATACCGCCATCCTCAAGCACTGCCTTAAGTTCTGCCGCATCCCCCATTTGAAATCCCTGTGGAGCACTACCATCACGTACCCAGTCGGTCAGCGTTAATTCAATGGGATTTTCAACACTTAGGGGAACAACAGGAAGAGAACCCAGAGACTTACGCATAAGTGCGAGCATATCCTCTGCCTGCCGCGCGCAGGCATTGATATAGATACGTTTAGTTGAACGATCGTAGATCGCCTGGATAACAGAAAACTTTGAAAAAGCCCGTGGCAGAAGAGAATGCAGAACTTCGTCTTTCAGGGAATCCTTTTCTGTTTTCTTCAGTTTACGCGCTTGTTCTTGCTCAAGTTTTTCAATTTTTTCTTGAATAGCTCGCTGGATAACCGGCAGGGGAAGAATTTTTGTTTCGCGCTTTGCTTCAACAAGGATAAAACCATTTCCATGCATAGCGATAACTTCGGAATTATCACCAAATGGCGATACAAAACCGAACTTGGCCATATCCTGACTACCGCATGGCGTGAAAAGGATCATTTTCTTTTTATCTTCTAAGTCGGTCAGATCCGCCTCACGAGAAAGTTTATAAATAGTAATGTTTTTCCAGTGCTTAAACATGTTGTAACCCTTGAATATCAACCACAGAAAGCTCGTCTTTGTAGAAAAAGGCCAAGTTGTGGCCCCCCCTCGTTTGAGCGTATGAGCTGGGACCAATTTCGTTCTTCCAGACAAATGGCTTCAAATCCGTACGGCGAAGCATAAAAACGCGATTTGTTCCGCTCTGATTCCCAATGAGGCAAAAGCCTTCTTTCACCTTGATAGCCTGCAAGTTGTCGAGTTCACCGCTGGTTACACGGCTATCGAACTCCTTGCGGCTTATTAGCTCCATCTGCATCTGACGACTCCAAACAAATGCCCATTGAAGGGCGATGGCTGAATGGTACCGAAAACACGACATAAAAAAAACAATATTTATTAGTGCAATTTTATAGTAAGTAAACGCCATACAGACCACAAATAACCTAAGTTAAAATAACGAAAATCAGAGCAAATCATTGGTGATGACGTGGCAAGTATTGCAACAAAAGACAGCATTTGTTCGGGGCACGGAGGATTCCCATCCAGGCCTCCTGTAGAGAGTGAACCACTACTTAAAGTCAACGGAGTCGAAGTGTTAGTTGATGGTAAGCAATATGCACAGCATACCGATGGAAACAGTACGCACGGTGGGCAAGCTATATCAACCAGGGCATGGTTTACCGTCAATGGTAAAGGGGTCGTATGCGTTGGTGACCCTGTTTCATGCGGTTCTACCGTAGCGTCAGGAGACGGCCTAGTTCAGGTAAGTTAGGAGATATCATGCTGGAAAAAGACTACCAGTTATCCGCATATAAAAAATTGGCCGCAGCCGGTGGGATGAAAACACCTGGCGCCATAACATCGGCACGAAACAGTGCTAACACGGCAAAACAGCTTGCAGAAGAATTGATCGGATTAATTTTGGATACAATTGTCTATCCCGACACTATTACCAGCTATGTTTCAACGATCAGAACAACCACAACCGGCTTAACGAACATTGGAGAACTGGCAACTAAGCACGCGGACCTGTTGGCTGGTTATGCAGATCTGTCAATGCTGCTTCAACTCAATATTGGTTGGGATGTTTACTGCCGTGCTAATGAGCGAGAAGTATCAGAACTGCCGATCTCTATTGCCATTGGTGATGTGACTATTACTAAATCGCTTGAGGACGCTGTAAACGCGCTTAATACATCAAGTTTAGTCACTGCTATGGGGGAGATTAACCAGACCCTTAACACTGGCTCAGGAAGCTCGTCAGGCTCTGGTTCAGGCGGCGGCACTGCCACTCCCCCACCAGCACTAACAGAAGAGCAAATTGAATCTCTGAAAGTAGCAACTGAACAGTTTGGGGTTGTTTTCAACCAGACAACAGCGCCCACAACTGCGTTACAACAGCAGTATGAACGAGCGAATGAAAGCGCCAACGTAGCCATAACTGCTTATAACCATGCTATCGGTACCGCGCTTGCGGAAGCATCAGCAAATAAGGCCAGCACAGCCAGCGCAGTCGCCGCTTTGGTTCCTGATTCTGTTCTTGATGAATTAAACAAAGCGGCACGGTAACAAAGGACTTCATTGATAATTTTTCTTCAGGAGGAAGACATGTCATTCTTTTCTACGTTAAAAACAGCTTTGTCTTTGAAGGAGAAACTTGCTGCTACTGGTGTTCTTGTTCTGATTTGCGCACTTGTTGGTGCTGGGTTTGCATGGGAACGTCATCAGCTAAAGCAAGCCATGGAGAAAATTGGCAGTCTTGATCAGGCTGTTAAGGAACGTGATAAGTCAATAATGGATCTTAACCAGACCATTGCGACGATGAACAAAGCAGAGCAACATTTTCACAGCCAGGAAGTGAAAAATGAATCAGAACAAGCCAAGTATGCTGACAGGCAAATGGAACGAAAAGCTGAAGTTCAGAAACAACTTGTTGCGGCGGGTAATGTTCGCCAGCGCATTCCTGCTGACACTCAGCGGTTGCTCCGGGAGTCGATCAGCGAATTTAACGCCGACGCCGACAAAGATTAATCACCCTGCCCCCAAAAGTGCGTTTATGTGCAGGATGCCAGAGTTTAGCAGTGAATATTTTGATGATCTGCCAGCCTATATCCTCGATACAGAAACGATGTTGATGGGGATTAACAGGAAGAATCGCAACGTTAATGATTACAACCGCGCTATCAGCGGTAACTAAAAGGGATTTTTATGTCTGATAAAGTAACAGTAAAGCAAACTATCAACAAAGCGACTTCAATCTACAAAATTGAGCACATCACAGTTGGCAAGCCAGGATCTGAACAATACCGTCATGCTTTCGAGCTTGCCGATCAGCTTGGTTTAAAACACCCGGATTGCATCGAGCATGTATTTCCGACCTATGCTGATGAGCAATGTACTCATGTTCTTACCGAAGAGGATTTTTTCAGCACTGAAGAACGAGAAGGCGTTGATCGCTGCATTGGTGTGATTTGTTCTTCGGTAAGTGATGAGTTATTCCCTAATGTGCCTGAATATGGTGGTATTGGATACCAATTCCTGTACGAGGGCGATGAGCTTAAATGCTATGAACATGGTCTTCTCATCGAAAGCGTAGAATAATACAGCTTCCTTCCAACCGGCTTTGTTGGCCGGTTTATTCAACTTATCCACAGCATAGATCCAATAAACAGATCCAAAAGAGAACCCTAGAAGATCCAAATAAGATCCCGGATCGCTGCAGGCCGCGCCATGTCTGGCCTGAAACGTGATCAACATTGACTATATGCGATTTTATGTTGACTGTACACGATTTATTGTTGACTACACGCGATTTTATGTTGACTATACGCGATATAAACATTGACTGTACGCGATTTTAAAGCCTGAATATTCACAGCTGTTGATAACAGCCATCCAAATTGACGTCAGGCCGCGCCACACATGGAGAAACCACGATGCCGGAAGAAAGTAAAGGCTTCCTTAGCGTTGAAGAAGTTGCAGGAAATACAGGAGAAATCCACAGCCTGAAACCCAATAACAACAGCACTATACAACCCATCGCTTTGTTGCGCTTAGGTGTGTTTGTGCCAACCTTAAAATCTACCAATGTGGCACTACGTCGCGGATCGTCAGTTACTACAAACACAACGAACGCAACCGAAGAACTATCAAGCCTCAAAATTGTTGAGCAGGAAGGCTATGAGGGAATTGAAATTCATGGTCCACGCCTGGATATGGATACTGATTTTAAGGTGTGGGTGGGCATAACCTCCGCGTTGTTTGACTATGCACCTGATGATGACGGTATAATTACCCTGCCATTCTCCGAGTTTGCCGATCGATGCGGCTATCCACGTAAGCGCCTTTCAAAGGCGTTCCGTAAAAGTATTGATGACTCTCTGACACGCATTCAGCAGACAGTTGTCAAATTCCGCTTCCCGGCGGCAAAAGGTCATCTCAATAACATTAACGTCAACTTGTTGGCATATAGCAGCCTGAATACCGAGCTTGATGTTATCGAGATCCAGCCGCAGAAACAGCTATCTGAACTTTACTATGTTGACTATAAGCGAATCCTGAAGCTGAAGATGCTGGATAAGCTCGGGCGCAAAGAGACGGCCAAGGTACTGTATACATTCTTTGAGGCTCTACCTGCCAACCCAGCACCTGTCAGCATTGAGCGCCTTAGAGCAAGGCTTAACCTCAAATCATCCGTTAGCGTGCAAAATAGCGTTATCAGAAAAGCCATGAAAGATTTGGAAGCTATTGAATATCTTAAATTTTCAGAGATAAAAAACGGCAGGAAAATCGGCTTCCAGATCCATAAGCGCAATCCATAATATTGACTATATGCGATAGCGAGAAGTTGACTATAGGCGACATTCGTTGACGCTGGTGGATTTTTGCTGGCGTCAATATTCTGCAAGTCGCTATTGAGATGGCTTTTAGGGTCATTTCATCGCGTATAGTCAACGTTTCTCCCGACAATATCTTACATAGTCGATCTTTGGTGGAGTTAAATCGACTACAGTCAACTTTTGACTGTGGTCATATCGCGCATAGTCAACTATTCACATTAACCTTCGCGCATAGTCAACATTTGCGCGGTTCTCATCAAGCAGTGGTATTGATATGCAAGAAGAGAAACAACACTACCTCTACGTTCTGGTGCCGGAGAACGGAGATACTTTTAAAATCGGCATTTCATGTGGTCCATTGGCACGGTTTAAAGGGCTACAAGTGAGTCCCGATATTGCGCTTTCACGAATCTATCGTGGTACGCGTTTGGCAATGGTTAATCTTGAGCGGGCTTTACACGCAACCTTTTTCCCCTGGAATGCGCCGTGGGAGAAAAGCGCCGGTGGCGGGCATACTGAATGGTTTACACGAGAGTGTCTTGATAAGGTTTTGGCTCATATCGAATATCTAAATGATATGTGGGGAGGGATTCTCGAGCTCATTAAGTCGAATGATTTACTTCAGCGTCCAGTAGATGCTGCTCGCTCTTTCGAAAAAGAGCTGGATGTTACTTCTATCGTGACTTTCAAAGATGACGCAGGAATGAGGGATGTGGCTTATGTCTCCATATCTGGCTATGAACCGGACGCGATCCGCGCTCAATGTGAATTGCTGAAAGCAATGTTTATGCTTCGGACTAAATATCCCTGGGAGACAGGGCGGGTGTGCTTCCCTATGGAAGAGTTAACCGCCACCATTGATTCCCAGCTTTACCACGATAATCCAGAGAAGTTTTTTAGCCTTTTAGCCGGTAATGGGCTTAACTGTGTGTCCGGGCTGGGGCGAAGTAGAATCCAACATGCCTCGCTCTTCGGTCCCTTTTTTTACGATCGACACGGGTACTTTGAGGCTGAACTTCCGGCGCTTACGCGTGCTATAGATACTATCGATTTCGAACGATTATTCGCTGCTCTTAGCAAATAACACTGATGCCCCTGAACGGGGCTTTTTTGTGCCCTCCTTGTAACTATCAATCGTACAAAATGAACGAAACATGCAGAGAATGTTATGTACAAGCATCTACGCATACATTATTATTTTATGCAGCATTTTTAATTAAATTCAAAAATACAGCATAAAGGATGACTTTCGATGAGTGATTCCAGCCAGCTTCACAAGGTTGCTCAAAGAGCAAACAGAATGCTCAATGTTCTGACTGAACAAGTACAGTTGCAAAAGGATGAGCTACACGCGAACGAGTTTTACCAGGTCTATGCGAAAGCGGCACTGGCAAAATTGCCTCTACTGACTCGAGCGAACGTTGACTATGCCGTAAGTGAAATGGAAGAAAAGGGTTATGTTTTCGATAAACGCCCTGCTGGCTCTTCAATGAAATATGCGATGTCAATTCAGAACATCATTGATATATATGAACATCGCGGAGTGCCAAAATACCGGGATCGCTACAGCGAAGCGTATGTTATTTTCATCTCCAATCTTAAAGGCGGTGTGTCAAAAACTGTATCGACGGTTTCTCTGGCGCATGCAATGCGTGCCCACCCTCATCTTCTGATGGAAGATTTAAGGATTCTGGTTATTGACCTTGATCCGCAATCTTCAGCAACGATGTTTTTAAGCCATAAACACTCTATTGGTATCGTAAACGCAACATCTGCACAGGCTATGTTGCAGAATGTAAGCCGTGAAGAGCTGTTAGAGGAGTTTATTGTTCCTTCTGTTGTACCTGGGGTTGACGTTATGCCTGCGTCGATTGACGATGCCTTTATTGCATCCGATTGGAGAGAGCTGTGCAATGAGCATCTACCGGGTCAGAACATCCATGCTGTCCTGAAAGAAAATGTGATTGATAAGCTGAAGAGCGATTATGACTTTATCCTCGTTGATAGTGGTCCTCACCTTGACGCCTTCCTGAAAAATGCTTTGGCCTCGGCCAATATACTGTTTACACCTCTGCCGCCAGCAACTGTCGATTTCCACTCATCGCTTAAATACGTTGCCCGCCTTCCTGAGTTGGTGAAACTCATTTCGGATGAAGGCTGCGAATGCCAGCTTGCGACTAACATTGGTTTTATGTCCAAGTTGAGTAACAAGGCAGACCATAAGTATTGCCATAGCCTGGCGAAAGAAGTGTTCGGTGGGGATATGCTCGATGTCGTCCTACCTCGCCTTGATGGTTTCGAACGCTGCGGCGAGTCCTTTGACACTGTTATTTCTGCTAATCCGGCAACGTATGTTGGTAGTGCTGACGCACTGAAGAACGCGCGCATCGCCGCTGAAGATTTTGCAAAAGCAGTTTTTGACCGTATTGAATTTATCAGATCTAACTAAGGAGTAAGAAAACGCCATGTCAAAGAAAAACAGACCAACAATTGGGCGAACCCTTAATCCTTCAGTATTAAGCGCATTTGATAGTTCCTCTGCCTCTGGTGATCGGGTTGAGCAGGTATTCAAGCTATCAACTGGTCGCCAGGCTACATTCATTGAGGAGGTAATCCCTCCAAACCGGGTAGAAGGCGATACCTTTGTTGATCAGCATAACAACGGACGTGATCAGGCAGCTCTTACACCAAAATCATTAAAAAGCATCAGAAGCACCATTAAGCATCAGCAATTTTACCCAGCAATAGGTGTTAGACGGGCTACAGGAAAAATTGAAATTTTGGATGGTTCCCGGCGTCGAGCTTCTGCCATCTTAGAGAACGTAGGGTTGCGGGTTTTAGTCACGGACCAGGAGATCAGCGTCCAGGAAGCGCAAAATTTAGCGAAAGACGTTCAGACAGCATTGCAGCACAGCATTCGAGAAATAGGTCTGCGTTTGATGCGAATGAAAAATGATGGGATGAGTCAGAAGGATATTGCAGCCAAAGAAGGGCTATCTCAGGCGAAGGTCACGCGCGCTCTCCAGGCAGCGAGTGCTCCGGAAGAATTAGTCGCCCTTTTCCCTGTGCAGTCGGAATTAACCTTTTCGGACTACAAAACGCTTTGTGCTGTTGGCGACGAAATGGGGAACAAGAATTTAGAGTTTGATCAGCTTATTCAAAACATATCCGCGGAAATAAACGACATCTTATCCATTGAAGAAATGGCCGAAGATGAAGTTAAAAATAAAATCCTGCGCTTGATAACAAAGGAAGCCTCACTACTCACGGATAAAGGTTCTAAAGATAAGTCCGTAGTTACTGAATTATGGAGATTTGAGGACAAGGATCGCTTTGCAAGGAAGCGCGTGAAAGGCCGTGCATTTTCTTATGAGTTTAATCGACTTTCAAAAGAGCTACAGGAAGAACTCGACAGGATGATTGGGCATATCCTTAGAAAGAGCCTCGATAAAAAGCCGAAGCCTTAAACTTTCGCCATTCAAATTTCACTATTAACCTACTGTTTTTAAATTAAATCCCTCTAAAATTTCAAGGTGAAATCGCCACGATTTCACCTTGGATTTTACCTTCCTCGCCTACTCCCGAAAAAAATAAAAAAATTGCTTGTCACGAGAAAGTCAACAAGTGACTTTCAATAAAATCTCTTCCGAAAAGGGATTCACACAAGTGCCTTGTGTTTAAGGAAGAGTAAATTGAGTAACTTACGCGAATACCAGAATCGTATTGCAGATATCGCAAAACGCTCTAAAGCTGTGCTTGGCTGGGCAAGCACTGCGCAGTTCGGTACTGATAACCAATTCATTAAAGATGATGCCGCGCGTGCCGCATCTATCCTTGAAGCTGCACGTAAAGACCCGATTTTTGCGGGTATCTCTGATAATGCCACCGCTCAAATCGCTACAGCGTGGGCAAGTGCACTGGCTGACTACGCCGCAGCACATAAATCTATGCCGCGTCCGGAAATTCTGGCCTCCTGCCACCAGACGCTGGAAAACTGCCTGATTGAGTCCACCCGCAATAGCATGGATGCCACTAATAAAGCGATGCTGGAATCCGTCGCAGCAGAGATGATGAGCGTTTCTGACGGTGTTATGCGTCTGCCTTTATTCCTCGCGATGATCCTGCCTGTTCAGTTGGGGGCAGCTACCGCTGATGCGTGTACCTTCATTCCGGTTACGCGTGACCAGTCCGATATCTACGAAGTCTTTAACGTGGCAGGTTCCTCTTTTGGTTCTTATGCTGCTGGTGATGTTCTGGACATGCAATCCGTCGGTGTGTACAGCCAGTTACGCCGCCGCTATGTGCTGGTGGCAAGCTCCGATGGCACCAGCAAAACCGCAACCTTCAAGATGGAAGACTTCGAAGGCCAGAATGTACCAATCCGAAAAGGTCGCACTAACATCTACGTTAACCGTATTAAGTATGTTGTTGATAACGGTTCCGGCAGCCTACTTCACTCGTTTACTAATGCTGCTGGTGAGCAAATCACTGTTACCTGCTCTCTGAACTACAACATTGGTCAGATTGCCCTGTCGTTCTCCAAAGCGCCGGATAAAGGCACTGAGATCGCAATTGAGACGGAAATCAATATTGAAGCCGCTCCTGAGCTGATCCCGCTGATCAACCACGAAATGAAGAAATACACCCTGTTCCCAAGCCAGTTCGTTATCGCGGCTGAGCACACGGTACAGGCGGCGTATGAAGCACAGCGTGAATTTGGTCTGGACCTGGGTTCCTTACAGTTCCGCACCCTGAAAGAATACCTGTCCCATGAACAGGATATGTTGCGTCTCCGCATCATGATCTGGCGTACTCTTGCGACCGACACCTTTGACATCGCTCTGCCGGTTAACCAGTCCTTTGATGTATGGGCAACCATCATTCGTGGCAAATTCCAGACTGTATATCGCGACATTATTGAGCGCGTTAAATCTTCTGGTGCGATGGGGATGTTTGCTGGTGCTGATGCAGCATCTTTCTTCAAACAGTTGCCGAAGGATTTCTTCCAGCCAGCCGAAGACTATATCCAGACTCCGTATGTTCACTACATCGGTACCCTGTTCGGTAACGTGAAAGTGTACGAAGTACCTGCTGGTATTTGTAAGAACTTAACGACAGAGAACATTCAGCTCAGCTCGATGGATGTGCTGTGCTACGTCCGTGATGAAAATCCGGGTAAAGCAGGCTTCGTGACTGGTGATGCTGTCCCGGCCATCCCGTTCCAGCATCCGACCACTCCGGCGCTGGTCAACCGTACCACGCTGTGGGGTTCGGCTATCAACGATATGCACCCACGCAACGGCGCTGATTACTTCACTCGTGTAACGCTGACAATGGCCAAAAAAGGCGGGCTTAACTTCATTAGCGGCGACACGATTGATGCCGGTGACTCTGAGTAATCAGGGGAAGTTCTCCGTTTAACATAGCGCCCCCGTGCGGGGCGCATAACAGGGAAAGTTATGTCTCAATATTCAATTCAACAGTCATTAGGTAATGCATCCGGCGTCGCGGTTAGCCCGATCAATGCCGATGCGACGTTATCTACCGGTGTTGCATTAAATAGCAGCTTGTGGGCTGGTATTGGCGTATTTGCGCGTGGCAAGCCGTTTACTGTTCTTGCGGTTACTGAGTCCAATTACGAAGATGTTCTCGGCGAACCGCTGAAACCGTCTTCCGGCTCACAGTTCGAATCAATTCGTCATGTGTACGAAGCTATTCAGCAAACGTCTGGTTACGTTGTTCGTGCTGTTCCGGATGATGCGAAGTTCCCGATTATCATGTTCGATGAATCAGGCGAACCGGCTTACAGCGCGTTGCCATACGGTTCTGAAATTGAACTTGATAGCGGCGAAGCCTTTGCGATCTACGTTGATGACGGCGACCCATGCGTTTCACCTACGCGTGAGTTAACCATCGAAACGGCAGCTGCGGACAGCGCAGATAATGAACGCTTCCTCCTGAAACTGACCCAGACGACTTCGCTCGGTGTGGTTACGACCCTGGAGACACATATTGTATCTTTGGCGGAAGAAGCGAAAGATGACATGGGCCGATTGTGTTATCTGCCTACGGCTCTGGAAGCCCGTTCTAAATATCTGCGCGCGGTTGTTAATGAAGAGCTGATTTCGACCGCGAAAGTAACAAATAAAAAATCACTGGCGGTACCAACGGCGATCAGTCGAAAATCTCCACCGAAGCCTACCTGCGTGCGGTTAAGGTGCTGAACAATGCGCCGTACATGTACACCGCTGTTCTCGGCCTGGGTTGCTATGACAATGCGGCGATCACCGCATTAGGTAATATCTGTTCTGATCGCCTGATTGATGGCTTCTTTGATGTCAAACCGACATTGACGTATACGGAAGCGCTCTCTGCTGTTGAAGATACCGGTTTACTTGGTACCGATTATGTAAGCTGTGCTTTCTATCACTACCCGTTCTCCTGCAAAGACAAATGGACCCAATCCCGTGTTGTCTTCGGTTTGTCTGGCACGGCGTATGCGGCAAAAGCCCGTGGCGTCAAGAAAAACTCTGATGTCGGCGGTTGGCATTATTCTCCTGCTGGAGAAGAACGCGCCATCATTGCTCGTGCGTCAATTCAACCGCTGTATCCGGAGGATACCCCAGACGAAGAAGCAATGGTCAAGGGCCGTCTCAATAAAGTATCTGTTGGCACCTCTGGCCAGATGATCATCGACGATGCTTTAACTTGCTGCACGCAGGATAACTATCTGCACTTCCAGCACGTCCCATCCCTGATGAATGCAATCAGCCGTTTCTTTGTCCAGTTAGCACGCCAGATGAAGCATAGCCCTGATGGTATTACTGCCGCTGGTCTGACTAAAGGGATGACCAAACTTTTGGATCGCTTTGTCGCTGCCGGTGCTCTGGTGGCTCCTCGTGATCCGGATGCTGACGGTACAGAACCGTATGTGCTGAAAGTTACGCAGGCGGAATTCGATAAATGGGAAGTGGTCTGGGCCTGCTGCCCGACAGGTGTCGCCCGTCGTATCCAGGGCATACCGCTGCTTATTAAGTAAGGGAATACAATGAGCAAAAACTTTTTTCAATCCGGGGCATTTTTGGGGAATGGCCTGTCCCGTTTCGCTTTAAACGCTGATCCGGTACAGCTGATGGAATCTGCCCGTGCAAGTGCCCAACCGCCAACAGATCCGGAGATTAATAATGACCAGGAACCGGCGGCACAGATTAACGAGAATGTTCAATCTGACCTGGCCCCTGATCAAATCCTGGAGGGGAAAGACGGTAAAGAATGGACTGTCGAACAGGCGCACCAGATGATTCTGGAAGCTGCAAATCGAAGTGCTATGCAGAATGCGTTGAGTAATGCGGCTGATGCCGTTTTCGCCTGGGCTGATAGCGGTGATCTGACTTTCGACTCTCTTGATGGTTTTGTTCAGGCTATCGCTGGCATCTCTGATGATGACGACTCCGAAGTTACAGAAGAACAGGATGATGCCTATAACGAAGCATGGACAAATGTTGCTGACTTCCTCGCAGCATGCGGTGTAGATGATGACCTGATCGAAGCACTGGCTGACGATGAAGACGACGACGCAGCTGCTGATGTCGGTTCCGCTATTGCAGGTTTGGATAGCGATGACCGCGACGAACTGGAAGCTGCGTTTGTTGTTGCTGGCACTTCTGATGAAATGCTGACCGAAGCATTTAAGAAAGTTGTTCGTAACGGTGAGATCAAACTTATCCGTAAACGCCTGCGTAAAAAACGTCTGACAGCGGCTCAAAAATCGGCGCTGAAAAAAGCGCGTCGTAAAGCCCAGACCGGTGCGGCAAAACTGGCCCGCAAAAAGTCAATGAAACTGCGCCGTAAGCGCCTCGGCTAAAGGAGGAGGCCGGAGAGCTCCGGCCTTTATCTTGAATGGCACCTATACCTTTTGGAGTTCACGGCCAGGCTGATGGTGTATCACCATGCCTGAAAGTTACTCTGACTAACTCTAAGTATCAGGTTACTGGATATATCAGCCAGGGGGCGGCAATGAACATGGCCCAGAATTGGGAGGCTCCTTTTACTGGTATGTCCATGGGTTCTGTTGCTGGTGCCTTCAGTGGTTTTGCGCAGGTTGGTACTGAAACAACGTCGGTTGCCCGTTGGAACAGCTTAATGGTTTGGGAAGGGGGTACTCCGCCGACGTTCACGCTGCCAGTAACTTTCATTGCTTTATTTGACCCGTTTACGGAGGTTTCAGGAGCTATCGCCGCGTTGTCAGCGATGATTAGCCCGGAACTTAAAGATGCCAGTATTGGTGGTCGTATCCCGGAGCGTGTGACGTTAAATATTGGTCGCCGGATCAACATCATTGATGTTGCTATCCAGGACCTAAGTTTCGATCTCGATGCGCCCAGGGACAGCAACGGGCATTTCCTGAAAAATACAGTCAACCTCCAGTTGACAGGTTCTTCGATATATAACAGCTCCGATATCATTCGGGCGTTCCAGTAAAAGGATTTTATATGGGACACAATAACACTAAGGGAAACCGTAAATTTATTAAGGGCCGCTATACTGCCAACGCGGCCAAAGGCGAACGACTGGTATCGTCTGAATTCCAGCTCACTTTTGCAGGCCATGAAGATATCAGCGTACTGGTTCGCACATCGCAAATCCCTGAAATGACCCGAGAGGATGTGGAAGACTATGGTCCGAATGGTGTGAAGTTCAACCAGCACGGACCAATCCGTAACTCAGGGGAAATCCAGGTCCAGTGTGTGGAGACTATCGAAGGTGATATTCTTCAGTTCATTAAAGATCGCATTGCGGCGAAGGACTATGTTGATATCACTATGGCTGCAACTCCTGAATCCAAATCCTCCGGGGTTAAAGCTGTGACAAAAGCTGCTACAACAATTGAAATGTTGGACTGCAAAATCTACAGTGATGCAATTGACTTTAGTACCGAAGATGTGACTGCCGCTGTGCGCCCGTCACTTCGTATCGTCTACAACTGGATTGATTGGGATTAAGAGTCATCCCTTGTATTTTAAAGCTCCTTCGGGAGCTTTTTTTATAACTATTTTATATAAAAATGCATCGATAACATTGTCTGGAGTTTTATGTTAGATTATTAATGTTCTAATAAACTACAATTATTGAGGTAGATGTTTGTGCCTGTACTGTTAAAGGGGGACTCTAAAATGGCTGTGATTCCAATGTCGTACTCCCCGGGCACTGTCGCTCGTCGATTTTCGATCCTGGACGGTGTAATCATCCAGGGTGTGCTTTACCAGATTATATGGGATTCCAAAACCCCATTTGCAGCCGTAATAGAAGCAGCGCCTTCTGTTATCGATGGTGATATGCGCCATAAGGTTGTCGCTACTCTTGAACTTCAACGTCGCCCGCAGCTTGAAGGCGTACTGGTAAGGAAGTTCTGGGAGGATAGCGATGTTGCCCAGATTGAAGGTATCGTGGTTGATGGAACCGTCCGGGATGTCGGTTTAGCCACTTTTGTTTATGAAACCGTAGCTTCAAAAGCCGGAGTTGTTTTGCTAAGTGACAATGAGCAATACGAAGGCGGAAAGGCTCTTTGGCAGCACATCGCTCGTCGTTCTTCCGAACTAAAAGTTTTTATCCTGGACACCGATACTGCTCAGTATTACCCATTTGATGGCGAACGTGTTTGCTATGACGGGAAAAGTATTCCTGAATCCGAGATATGGAGTGAACATCCGGATCGAAGTAAGCATGGGGTTGTTCTTGTCGCAGAATCCATAACTGGAAAGGCGGCATAGCAGTAAAAAATTCCTTGCTCCTTGACAGAGGAGAGGATTAATCTAAGTACGCTAAGCATAGGTATGGCCCCGGTTAATGTTAAGCGTTGTGCGGGACGCATAATGTTTACTGGGGCTTTCTTTTATCTATTTTGGGATAATCCTGAATTCCGTAGTATTTGGCATCGGCTGCGGCTACATCAGCGTTTGACTCTATTTCTATAGAAATCACCTGGAAGGGTGAATATCCACATCAGAAGAAACGTTGCAGCAAACATGATCCCTAATGGCCAGAATATGCCAAAAAAAATCATTATCCAAAAACGATCCCACCAGGCCATTTCTGCATTAGCTCGCAAAATATATCGACTTAATGCGTATATCAGCCCACCGATTAGTATATAGATGAGAATAGATACCAGGATAGTCATAGCGTTAGTCTCAATGGGCATAACGAATATCGCCAGAGCAATGTATAAATCCCTCTGCGCCGGGCAGAGGGACTAAATAGTTAAAATCGGTAACCGACACCAAGCATCCAAATGCTATTGCTTAGATCACCTGGTTTAGAACGTTCATACGAGAGATCAACTGCAAACTGCGGAGCTGGGTTAAATTGAAGCCCAAGTCCATAAGCAAAATCGGTTCCAAAGCCAGCATATGACTGTCCATTCAGTTTTGCTGTTGCATCCGCATGGCTTAAACCCACCAAGCCGTATGCACTCATTAATTCATTGAATCTGTATGACGGACCAAAAGTAAATGAGGCATACTCAACCTTGGCTTTGGCGGCATTCCATAGGTTTGTGTTTGACTTTTCGTAAGTGACCGAAGCTAATCCACCCCACGTAGAATCCATTTCGTAGCGATATTTAATATTCACGCCTTTTGGATCTTTTATATCTCCGCCTTTAACCGTTGCGCTTCCTTGGGCAAAGTCTAAGGAGAGTGTGTGCTGATATGCGGAGGCAGTCCCAGCAACCCCCAAGGCACATGCCAGAAGGGCCGTTAAAACTACTTTTTTCATGGAAAAAGTTACCTATAAAAACGTTAAAAATAATACTGGTGACAAAATAGTGTGTATTGAGCGTTAAATACACGTAAAGATTCTATCATTCGCGATCATCCGCGAAAACCAGTTGGAATATAAAATTCCTTTTCTTTTCTTGTAGATAGGACCATATCCAGAGCTTCGTTTACCGTCATGCAATGCGGCAGATTATCGAAGTTTGATATCCCGCCCATATCAGGAGAACGCTTGTTCTTCAGGTAAGCATATTTCCGCGCTGCCGCCTCTACTTTCTGCTTGAACTCATGTTTTTGAGAGCGTTTTTTGGATAACCGCAGATTGTCAGCCTTTGCTTTTGCCTCAGCGATCCATGAAGTCAATTTTTTGAGTCTGGTCGTTCCGGCACCGCCGGAAACTGATCTTTTTGTTTTTTTAATTTGTGACTTCTTATTCTTTATTGCCACGTCATCCTGACAGGGGGAGGGGCTATCATTTTGACATGGGGATGTGGATAAAAAATCGAATAAAGCCAATGTCTTAGCGAGAACAGCTTTAACCTTGGTTGCGGCTGAAGAGATCTTCAATTTGCTTTCAATTAGCGCATTTTTGGCTTGTTGAGCAAAGGCTAAAAAGGATGGTGTAAACCGGTACAGGTTAGCGCGGCGTTCACGGTGATCGCCGATAACAATCTCTACCGACAGGATTCCTTTGTTTACAGCTTCACGGAATGCGCGAACGACGGTTGATTGGCTATAACCAGTTTCTGCCGCGATCATGCGGTGAGGCTTGTGAATGAAGTATTCACTGGTTGTTGCCGCGAGATTTGCACATTGCGACAGGATATGCCCGGCGCTACGGGATAGACCGGAGTGTGTTACAAAGCAGGCCAATTCATAGCCAGAAAAAGTAAAATCGCTCATCGTTATACAGCTCAGGAAAGTGACTTTAGCCAGCATTACAATGCTGGTGGTTCTTACTACGTCTGTTAGCGCGTTGCCGCGACAGGTACCAGCACACCAGCATCAAGCAATCGCTTCATCAGCCACTGCTGACCTTTGCCGGTTATACGAGTCGTGAAAGAAATCCTGCTTCCATTGCTTGTATCGATCACGGTTTCTTTGAGAGTGAAATACCCACGGGATATGTATTCTTGTTTGGGAACGTTCCTGCGTTCACCAGTTGCGATCAGAATTCCGTTATCACGCAACCAGGTGAAGAGATAGTTTTGGCCCAGGCCGAGAACTTTGGCATAGTTGCCGATTAGAACCCCGCTGGCGGTAGCAACGCGTTCGGCGAATTCGACTTTAGGAGCATCCATAAGCATTTTTTGCTCCAGCCGTTGCTTTTGCTCTGCCAGGTCGGCAGCCAAACGGAGAGCTTCAGGGAGACTCTGCGGAATAGCAGGTTGTAATCTTCCGGCTCGATAGTCGATAAATGTCTGGTTTACCTTCAGCCGAAACGCGGGAGAAATCCAGCCTGCGTACTCCACAGCGAGCAATTCATGGGCAAAAGTGCCGCCGCCACGGCCCTCGAACGAAACTATGCAATTCTGCATCGTTTCTTTTTCAAGCTCTTCAATGAGCTGTTTGGCTGATTGCGTTCTTAGCCATTGAGCTGGCGCTTTATGGGCACCGAGTCCGCTCGCTCTGTGTAGAGCATTAAGGTTGTAACGGCCAGCGCGGTCGGTCGTAATTTCAACACCACAAATAACAGGCAGAGTGGTTGAAGGATCGACATTTTGATGAAGGTTTGATATATTCATATCCGCATTGAATGTTTGTTGCATTTTTTCTCCAAATTTGCATCAACCTTCAATCACCAGCTCGAAATGGTGATTCTTTGCACTTAGAAAACGAAATTTATTAGAGCAAATTTTCTGACTCGATCCAGATCGGGTTGGTCGATCTGCTCAGAAACCTGCCAGTTCGCTGGCAGGTTTTTTTGTATAAGGCGTTTTTCAATGTGGATTTGTGGCTGGCTAAAACGAAAAAGGCCACAGGTTTTACCCTGTGGCCTGTTCGGGCGCAACGCGCTGCTGTTACACTGCGAACTAACGCCCTTCAATGTTGTTATGCAATGTGGAGAAGTGAGGCAATCACTGATGCCAACACAGAACTTGAAGCTCCGATGATGACAGGAACAATGATGTTGGTCACAATCCACTTGCAAGCTTTTTGAAGAGTCATTACGAAGCTCCGCATACTTGCAACAGCAACTGCTTGCGGCTATCCTCTTGTTGTTCAGACATAAGGAATGCCCTCGCTGGTTGCCTCCATGCAACGTTGTAGCGAGGGTTTTTTCTGTCTGGAGGCTACGCATCCAGGAGTTCATAACCCCCGCATAACGTTGCGCCTCCCCTGAAAAACAGGGTTGGGCATATCGTACACATGCCTGTAATTTATGGCAAATCCTGGTCTGAATACGTTAAGACAAGGACGCCACTGGTTTTAACAAACCAGCATCAAGTAGCTTGCGAGTTAACCACTGCTGGCCTTTACCCGTTAATTGGGGCGTCAGCCGTATCTGGTAGCCATTTTCATCATCCAGCCCCACTTCTTTCACCGTGAAATACCCGGCGTTGATGTACTGTTGGCGCGGTACGTTTTTGCGCGCACCAAAAGCCATGAGAATGCCGTTCTGGCGCAACCATGAGAAAAGGGCGTTTTGCTTAAGTCCAACGACCTTTGCAAAGTTCCCGATCAGGATTCCATTGGCCACTGATACCCGGTCGGCAAAATCGACTTTAGGGGCTGCGGCCACCAGCTGTTGTTCCAACTGCATTTTCTGTTCTGCTAACTCGGCAGCCAGGCGTAGGGCTTCTGGTAATGTCTGGGGGATCGATGGGGTAGGGGAGTTTGCCTGCTGTAATTCTTCCAGTTTGTCGATCAGCGAACGGCGGACCGCTTTCGATTCGCGAGCAGCAACGCGCAGGGCTTGTTTGTATGTCATTACTATAACTACCTGATCCGCTCCACCTTTTTTCTTATCCATAGGGGTTACGAAGATTTCGTAACCCTCCCCATCAAGCTCATCCTTAACTCTGGCAATGAAATCATTGTTGCGAACTGGTTTTTCGCTACATAATTTCCGTGCCTCATTGACCATCTTTAACAGTGTCAGGCTGTCGATTGTGTCTCCGGTGTTGGGGATAATATTCACGGCTGGTGCTGGCGTAGCTGACGTAACAGGTGCTGGTTTTTCAACATTCAAATTATTACCGGTCATTCTATGTGCCTCCTTTCTCATTTCTGCTGCCACTGTTGCGTAACGTAGACGTCCTTGTTCAATCAAATAATCCCTGATCTCGGCTATCAGTAGCCTGTTGATCACAGCCTTATCTGTTCGGGTATAAAAACGCCTGGTTATCATGAAATAGTTAGCAATTGCGCTGGGGATCTCCCGTGTCGGCATACAGGCAGTATGCAGGGCGATCGCTTCGGCTATGTCATTACGGGTGACGAGAGGTTTTTTCATAAACCCCCCTGAACGTCGGCAGAGAAGGGAAGGCTCCAGTAACTAAGTGAATTGCGCGAGTTAGTTGAAAAACGGGCAGTAAAAATGCAGGGGCCATCAGGCAATTGAGAGCGTGCTTCGTCTTCTGTTGCTGCGATAACGAAGTGATAGTGGTGTTTTTTACAGGAATAGAAACGCCAGATGAATTCTGGGCGTGCGCAAGGATTGGCATTAACCATAGTTACGGCCTCATTCGTAGGTTTAACAACCTGCGCCCCGCTGCTAAACGGGTGGCAGGACGTGACGGGGTTAGCAGACTGGCACGAATGAAACCAGCAGGCCGAAGCCTCCCCATCACGCCCCACCATAATTCGGGCGTAACGTGGTTTTACGGACACAAAAATACCGCAATATCGGATATCTGCGGTTGTCCGCATTCGTATTCAGGCTGCTAAACCCGGTCGCAGAATTTGCTACGACGGCGGAACTATAAGCCTGAACGATTAAAAGGTCAATATGATGCGAAAAGATAGCATTCGCGACTTAAAAATACAAATTTATTAGAGCATTAATTGTATGATAAATACACAAATGGATCTAATAACCTCTTTTTTTAAAGGCGAAAATATGTACCCTAAATGGGTTATCCGGTGCGCCTTATATCCCCGTCCTTCAGGGCGGGGATATAAGGCGCGGTTTTCCACCTAACTGTTTTTGTTTAAAATAGTGGGATGAAACGACTACAAGCATTTAAATTCCAGTTAAGACCAGATGGTCAACAGGAGCGTCAAATGAGGCGCTTTGCCGGTGCTTGTCGTTTCGTTTTCAACCGTGCTCTGGCGCTTCAGAATGAGAATCATGAGGCCGGTAAAAAATACATCCCTTACACGAAAATGGCTTCCTGGCTGGTTGAATGGAAAAATGCTACTGAAACGCAATGGCTTAAAGATTCGCCATCACAGTCATTGCAGCAGTCACTGAAAGACCTTGAGCGGGCTTACAAAAACTTTTTCCAGAATCGGGCTGCTTTTCCCCGATTCAAAAAGCGGGGACAGAATGATGCATTCCGCTACCCGCAGGGCGTTAAGCTCGATCAGGAAAACAGCCGTATTTTTCTGCCGAAACTTGGCTGGATGCGCTACCGGAATAGCCGTCAGGTCACGGGTGTTGTGAAAAATGTCACTGTCAGCCAGTCCTGCGGTAAGTGGTACATCAGTATTCAGACAGAAAGAGAGGTATCCGCTCCTGTTCACCCTTCTGCATCAATGGTCGGACTGGATGCTGGTGTGGCTAAACTCGCCACGCTGTCAGATGGCACAGTCTTTGAACCTGTAAATAGTTTTCAGAAAAACCAGAAGAAGCTGGCGAGACTTCAGCGACAGTTAAGCCGCAAGGTCAAATTCAGCAACAACTGGCAGAAGCAGAAACGCAAAATACAGCGACTGCATTTTCGTATCGCAAATATCCGCAGAGACTACCTTCATAAAGTCACAACGATCATCAGCAAAAACCACGCAATGATTGTCATTGAGGATTTGAAGGTTAAAAACATGGCAAAGTCAGCAGCGGGTACGGTCAGCCAGCCGGGGCGCAATGTCTGGACAAAATCAGGTTTAAACCGTTCGATACTGGATCAGGGCTGGTATGAAATGCGCCGCCAGCTTGAGTATAAGCAGCTCTGGCATGGCGGTCAGGTACTGGCAGTGCCGCCAGCGTACACAAGCCAGCGTTGCGCGTGCTGTGGTCATACCGCGAAAGAAAATCGCCTGTCACAAAGTAAATTCAGATGCCAGGTATGTGGATATACAGCGAACGCCGATGTAAATGGCGCTCGTAACATTTTAGCGGCGGGGCACGCCGTTCTTGCCTGTGGAGGGATGGTGCAGTCAGGCCGCCCGTTGAAGCAGGAACCAACCGAAATGATTCAGGCGATAGCCTGAACGTAGCAGGAATCCACGCCCGTCAGGGTGCGGAGGATGTCAAAAGGCAGGTGAGGTTATAATGAGAAAACTATTACTACCGTTATTATTTATGGCTGGGACTGTTAATGCAGCATCAAGTGTAAAGGAGATTTGTACCGATTATACGAAATACCTTGGGCACGTTTACGGCTTTGCTGTCAGTCAAGACGAATCCATGCGCAAGAAGTTACTGTCAGATATGAAACGCCTTAAACTTTCTGAAGCGATGGTGCAGCAAGAACTGTATAAAGTCGCAACCAACGAAAATGCTAAATATCAATATTCTCGCCTATTAAACCCCGATGCAAACGAGATTAATCGAAACTCTTTCGATTATATGGTAAAGGCATGCGAAACCGCTCCTGATTTTGCTATTCCTAGCTGGGGCGTGCTGGTGGCGAGCAATGCCGTTAATAAAGAAGATATTGGAAGAAATGGCATTGACTCAATCAGAAATGCCCCTGGAATGCGCCATCAAAACGTTCAGGGTACGCTTGAAGAGCGGGCCAGGGGACCGGGTGTAGCTCCATAATTTAATGAATAATATTAAATTCTCTGGGCATAGTGGATCTAACAATATGGATTATGCCTATAATATCTAAAATAAAAAGGATAAAAATATGAAATTATATAAGTCATTGTATATCTTTTTATTAATGTCCTCTTTTCTGCCATTATCAGCAATGGCAGGTTCTATCGTTTGGACGGTAGGAGGTGAGCAAGGGTGGAGAGAAATCTCTGCAACCAATGACGATGGTTACACAATTAACTTTTCTTGTGATGCTGGAGCAAGGGAAGGTTCCGAAGATCATATCGCTGGAAGAAATTTGTATGTAAGCGGAGGAAAAGAGAATGTCGATTTTTCTACACGCGACACAATCTCACGTAAAGCAGATGTAATTACTTTAATTGTTGGTCAGGATAGTTTTAATATTGGCACGCAAAACACTGCTCCAAATCGTAGGGAATGGTATTCTTTTTGGAAGTCAGCGTCAGCCACAAAAGAAAAAAACATGGATGTATATATCGGATCGCATCGAATTACATCATTCTCTCTTGATGGAATTTCAAGTATTTACAAGGAAGCTAAAAATGATGGATGTTTAAAGCAAGATGACGGTGAATAAAGTGAAGGATATTAAAAAACTTGCACTTGGCTCAGTAAGCGATCTCTATAATAGAGATTCAAATATTACTTGGCGTGATAACTTAAGTAAAATCAAAATGCCAGGATATACATCGGCAAGTGATTTATTAAAATCAGAATATGCTTCTAATAATTTGGTTAGACAGTTGGCACAACTGCAAAAAAACGCAATCATTCCATCGTATAAAGAACATATGGCAATCTTGCACAGACAGTTAAGAATATCGCGCCATGCTCAAGAACAACTTGCAAAGTTGAGTACACAAGCCTTAATTAGTGATTCTATTCTAAAACAGTTTTCGCATAGACCGAATTTGGCAGAAATAGGCAACGAGTATCGTAAACATATTGATATTTTACAGAAACAGGCTCTGGCTTTTTTCCCGCGTGATGCCAATAAATACATTCAAATGCTAAGGAAACAGGCAGAAATTGCTATGCCGTTACGAAACCAGTTCGAGATGCTTAATAAGCAAGCTGGTTTAAATAACATGCAGGCGATGTTTAATGAATTAAGACAACATGTAAATTATAAGACAGATTTAAATAATGGAATAGCACTATTATTAAAACAATATACTCTGGCAAAAGGTTCTCCATTGCATCAAGTAATGGAGCAAGGTCTTTCATCTTTTGCACAGGCTTATGCTGAAGGTGCTACTGAAACATCACACACGAAAAGTAATGTTCAAAACAAAGGATTAAATAAATATAGCTCAAAGTTTGTTGATTCATTTAAAGAGCTTCCTTATCCACTGCAATGGTTACTAATGGTTATATTTTCTCAGGTTGTGTTTGGTGCTTTTATTGATTACGGAAAAGAGAAAACCTTGCTGGGAATACACAAGGCAGAATCATATGTTATATCGCTGTTTGAGGATAAACCAATATCAAAACAACAAATAATTAAAGAAAACAAAGAAATTAGTTGGGATGATCTCAATGGTTTTCGTTTTATAACTGGTGAGAACGTAAGATTACACGTCAGTCCTTCTATAAATAGTGAGGTTATTGAATGCATTGGCAAAAATACTATAGTGGCTGTTTTAGATAAAAAAGATCGCCAATGGCTTTTCGTGCAGGTTAAATCAGGGGACGAGTTTATTACTGGATGGATTACACGAACATACACAAAGCCTCTTAAGGCTTGAATTTTATCACCGTATCTTGGGGCTGGTTGTTGATGACGATGTGCTACTTGAAGTACTTGAGTTTTTTAACGCAGCATCTGAAATGTGCAGACTGACCGGTAACAAATGACAACTCGTAGAATCGGTTAACACACCAGATTCTACGAGGTTTCAATGACACCACGACAATTACTCGAAGACGTCAAATCCCGCTTCACACCTTTGATTGCGGATGAACCTGCTTTACTGGAATCCCTGCTAAGAAAAGCATTGGGAACCTACCAGGATAGGGCAGGGCACATCAAACGAATACGCTTCACCGATCGGGCCAGTAAATCCCTTGCTTGCCCAAGTGATTTTCTTGCGCTCGTATCGGTTACAGATCACACCGGCGATCTTGTCTACTCCGATGTTTACGATGGGAATATCGAGCTTGAAGATACCCATCGAGCGGTATACCCGCTGAATGTGTCATATCTGGCTAATTTACGTGATATGGATCTGGATAATGGGGAAGTGCCACCTGAAATCATTGGGTTACTTTCTGACTATCTGGAAGTGCTAATCGCGATACCTAACACTGATCGCCTGCGAAGAATATCTATCGCGGGGAAACTCGATGCCAGTAATTTATCCGACGAGAACACGCTGTATCAGCGAAAGCTGGATCTGGAAGAGAAAATGAGCGCAACAAGGGCAATTATCCCGGGAATTGTTCTTTTCTCATCCATGTTGAAGTGAGGTCGTTGATATGGGACTTAATGTTGCATCAGTAAAGTCTTATGTATCTTCGGCATTAACGACGACATTATTTGGCTCCGGCGTTGGTGAGCGGGAAGTTGGTAAGCTGACGTCAATCATCATGAACAAAATGTTGTTCGCGCAAGGATGGCAGTTCTCTGTCGAAGTTGATGGACTGGAGGGGGCAGACTTCTTTGCCAAAGACATTACCTACCACGATTACAGCATCGAATATGAAACGATTAAAATCGGCGGAGGGAATATCCTTCAGCCAACGGAGCGTTCTCCTGGGCAGATAACAATGATGGTCAGGGATACCGTTGATGGCCTCGTTTTGGACTGGTTTAAGACGGCAAAAAGTCGGGTGATCAATCCGGACGGTACCGGGAACATACCGTCTAAATATTTGCTCAATGTGCGTATTTATCGGTTGCTGTCTTCCGGTTTAACCAAACTGGAAAATGAGATGACGGTATTCCCGGTCACTACCGGCGATGTCACCTATGCGCGGGATCAGGTTACGGAATTTAAGTCATTCCCAATGACCTTCGCATTGCACAGCACGTTTAACCAATCCTCAAGTTCTTTGGCTTCCCTTCTGGGCTTTAGCTTTTCTCTTTGAATTAAGGAGCAAGGATGCTTTTACCTCTTTTCCCGCTACCATCGCGGCCAACTGAATTGATCCAGTTCCGTCAGCCAAATATTGCTGATGCGATGCGTTTCAACTCGATAACGCCGGAGGAGCAAGAACAGCAGACAACGGCGTATTTAAAAGCCTTGCTGGCTGAACCCGCGAAACATGATCCCCTGACATGGACGGCGCAGGACCGGATTACCGCGTTATGGTGGATATTTACTGGCTCTCGTGAAACACCGGTCGAGACATTCACCTACACCTGTAAACATTGCGGTAAAGAGCATTATTACGATTGCGATATGAATGCTCTGGCTGAAGATATCCAGGTCCTGGAAGTGGAACCGTTCATTGACGATATTGAGGTGTCTGTAGAGGGAGTGCCTTATCAATGGCGTATCGTGCCGCTTGATGGCTGGGCAATGGAAATGCTGGAGATGCGCCGTGCAGCATTGCCATCTGAAGACGACGCGGAATTCAAAGAAGCGATCGTTGATTTGCGTTTTTGGGAATTCGCTTATCAGTGTGAGCTTTATAACGATGTTAGCGGTACTCGTGAAGATCAGGCTGAGCGTCGTTATGAAACGATTAAACGGATGGCCATTGATACTGAATTTATGAAGCTGGCGGCACACATCCGACTGGCTCATGAAAAGCTCGAACATGGTTTACCGTGCTACATCGATAAAGGTGAAATGCGTCTTCGTCTCCCGCCGCATAAATGCCCAAATCAGGATAAAAAGGAGTCCACAGAGGGTGCATATACCCGTCTGTGGGTGCCCTTTCGGGCTACCGACTTCATTCCACAGGTGGGGATTGAAAAGCTATCAGACCTTAGTGTCCAACCTGGTTTTGTATGGGGGTATACCGATTCAGGACGCTGAAAGGCTTACTGAATCCTATGCGTTTTTCCTGTTGGAGAAACTGGAAGAAAAACTTAAACCGAAACGGTAGGCGATAAGATCATGGAAAGAAAAAACGCCAACATTGACGATGTTATAAGGACAGTTGAAACCGCCAGCGCAAAAGAGCTGGAAGAGCTTGCAGGTATCCGGGAAGCTGTTGAAGATTTGAAAGGGGGGCGCGTTGCAACTGTTGATCCTGTCTCTCGCAGTGTGTCGGCATTAAATCGCACAATCGAAAATTCCCGGCCTGACTTTGTGGCCAAAGCGCCATCCGTAGACCCTATTGTTGACGCAATGAAACGGCTTAATTTAGGGGACGTTTCTCGTGTAGTTCAGGAAGATGTTGCTCAACAGGAACAGCAGGCCAAATCAACCACACCAAAGGGTAAAAAACGACGCAGGAAGGCTATACCAGAGGATGTAAAGGCACAACGGACCGAAGCAGCCGAACACGCTCGCGAAATGTTCGGTCAAAAAGGCGGTGCGCAAAAAAGCCAAAACCAACGCGATGCGCGTGGTCGTTTTATTGGAAAGTCAGGGAGTAAGTCCGCAGCGGAAGATGCCCGTGCTGAACGTGCTGAAAAGGCCAGGCGCAAAGAGGATGATGAGCGTCTAAATGCTGAATCAGGTTTATTAAAAAAACTGTCAAAAGTAGCTGAAGGCATAGGTAACCCTTCAGAGACTCGTGCCGTCGATGCGTTAGGTTATGCCGTTGCTGGTCCATTGTGGGCAGCAGGGAAGGAGCTTGGCGGGATATCAAAAGAAGTTGGTGGATCGCTTAATGGTGCCAGAAAGTCTATTGCCGATGTGATTCGTGGCAATGACGATAACAGCCGTAGAAAAGGTTTTTTTAGGCGTAAATCGCAAAATAGTGCCGATGTCGTTCAGGTTAACACCCAAAAACGGACGGTTCAGGAACTTCAGGAGCAGACCAGCGAAATTAAAGAGGGCAATGACAAGATTCTCAGCGCCCTTGATCAAATAGCCAAAAACACCGGGAAAAAGAAGGGCGGCTTGCTGTCCAAACTATTTAGCCTGTTAGGGAAGGGGGCCGGTGGCGTCGCGTCGTTGTTAATGGGGCGTGGCATGCTGAAAAAAGCTGGAGCACTCGCTTTTGGCGCTCTGGGGGCAAAGAAACTTGTAGGAATGCTACGCGGTGGTGGCAAGAAAACTCTCACCCATGAAGGCGGAGATTTGGCTGCCCGGGCAGCAGGTAAACTTGGATTAAAGGTAGTTGGTAAAGGGGCGTTACGCGCAATTCCCCTAGTCGGCACAGTGGCTGGAGGTATTTATGATGCGGTAACCGGTTGGAATGATACAGAAGCGCAACGTCGAGCGTTTGGGCTTAAATCAGGACAAGATCCATCATTCCAGCAAAAAGCCGCTTATACGTTAGCCAATGTTCTTGATTTGGGAGGACTGGTATCTGGTATTAGCAATGTCATTGGTAGCGTTCTCAAATCACTTGGATTTGAGGATATCGGCAATATGTTGCAATCATTTTCGACGGAAAGTATTGCACAGGCCATTGATAGTGGAATTACCAATTTAGAAACATATATTTCTAACCTTGGTGATACTATATCCACGACATTTAGTGATTATACCGCAAAGATTGGTGATGCTATTTCAGGATGGTTCAGTGACACAACAAAGAACTTGAACGAAAAATTAGACGCCATCAAAAACTTCTTTACTGTCGATAACCTGAAACAGGTTTTTAGTGATGCAATTGATAGTGCAATTGATTTCATTAAGAACCCAAGGAAACACATTAAAGAGGCTGGCAGTAATCTATGGAGTGCCGCAAAAGAGCTTTCAGGTGAGATTGCAGATGCTGCTGTTCAGAGCACTCCTGTGGCCTGGGTTGCATCAAAGCTAGTCAATAAAGCGGATGCGAAAGAGGTTACACCTGAATTAAAAATACCTGCTAAAGAACGTCAGGAGGGCAATGCTCCTAAGACTGAATATATCCCTAAAAAGGCTAATATTGTCACTCGTGTTGTAAATGCATCCCTGGATACGGCGAAAGATAGCAATAAAACAGTTAAAGAAACTGCCAATCAGATAATCAATGCAAATGCTGTAGAAACGGGCAATAGCGCGTTGCAGAAAATTGATAAAGCTATTGGTCAAAATAGCTCGTCATCATCCTCGCTTAATACCACTGGCACCAGGAATGACATTCAGAAAGCTGCGGATACCTACAATAATGGCAACTTGGATGTAAAAGTCGGAAGTCTTGGAGCTGAAGGTAAGGCAAATCTCGATAAGTTGGCTCCGTATTTTGCTGAACTAGAGAATAAATATGGCCTTCCTGAAGGTACTCTTTACGCGATCGCTGCAACTGAATCTGGTGGTGATCCTAACGCAAAATCTACGCTTACAAGATCACCAAATGGAAAGCTAAGTGGTGGCGCTCTCGGAATGTTCCAGTTTACGAGCGTTGCTCGTGAGGAAACTGGATTATCCCGGGAAGATTCTTTTAATCCGGAAAAATCGGCAGAAGCTGCGGCTCTTCTCATGAGCAAGTATCTGAAGCAAGCCAATGGAGACTTAAACGAGGCCATCACTGCATATAACGCTGGGTTTGGCACTATCAATAAGTGGAAAAAAGGCACAGGTGACTTATCGAAAGAAAACCGTGAGTACGCGATCAAGGTCAATACTCATCGTGCTCGCTATTTAGGTGGTGAAATCTATACACCTGGAGCAGGAGCACAGGGTGGGGCGCAATATGGAGTGAGGGGACCACTGCCTGATAACGCTGTTATCGATCAGTCTACTGGCCTAGCGTTTACCCCTGGTGATAGCCCGTTTGAGAAAGGCGGTCTGGTAGACAAAATCGGCAATGCTGTTGGCGTTAACGATCTGGTCAACAAATTCATGAATGGCCGGGGTATGCGTCGGGAAGTCGTTCAGGGAACGCTCGAAGAACGTGCACGAGGGAAGGGGACCGCAACAGCAGCTGGCAATGTGTATGTTGATACTCCGATGCCAGTTGAAGAGGCGCGTCCGGTGGCCAGCAACTCAAGTTACTTTGACCAGCTCGGCGCACAAATGGGGATTGATGGGCTATTCGATAAACTCCGCAATGCGCCGGGGATGCGGAAAAGTAATGCGCCTGAACCAGCCACTACGTCCCAGGTGACGACTGCCGCCAACGATTTGCAGCAACCAACTGGTCGTATGCAGATAGATGGGCAGGTTATTAGTGACCTTGGCGGCTCCGGTGCCAAGCCGACAATGCAGTTGGCTGATAATACCGTTTCACTTGATGGTGAAACGAAGCGGCTGTTTGCGCAGATGACCTCATTGCTTGCCAGGATTGAAGAGCACACTAAAGACTCGGCGAAAGGCCAGGGAACTGTCGTAAAGGTCAGCACGCCTCAACCGGGCGTTATGCGCACGGTGCCACTGTCAATTGATGATCCGTTGATGAATGACTACGCGAGAGTTGATTGATGGCCAACAATAACGAAATTGATCCTTTACTGACGCTGGAGTTATCCGGCGTAAAAACGTATGAGTCCCAGGAGGAGGCCTGGGGCGCTCGTTTATATGAGTGGCTAAACACTTATCAGGGTGAGGTATACGGCGATCCGTCATGGGGCAATGTTTTACCGCAGTTTAAACACGAACCGACCAACTTGTCGCATGTTCAAATTGCGGTTGAGGCCATGCTTTTGCAAAAGTTGACGGTGGATTTACCCGACATACCTATTTCTGGCTTGTCAGTAGCCGAGGGAGATGCTTTTGATAAGTTGAAAATATCCATTCGTATCAGGGATATAACTATCACACAGGACGTGGTGCTATGAATAAAACAACACCAACTAAAGACAGTATTCGTGCAGAGTTTGAAGAGCTTGTCGAGAAAGATTCATTCTGGTCTAAGTTTGTCGGCTCTCAATTTGTCTCGATGCTGACATTGTTTATTACCCAGATTGTCTACAGGTGCTTTCAGTATGCCGATGCGGCGCTGGCTGAAGGCTTTATATCGACCGCGACGCGGCGTTCCTCTATCCTGGCAGCGGCAGAAACGAATAGTTACGTTGGTACCAAGCCAACACCATCATCGGGGATGATTGAGATCACCGCCACAAGTGAAGATGCCCCAGTGGTAATCCCCAAAAACATGCCTTTAATATCTGACGACCAGTACCCTTACATGACTATGGATGTATGCAGGTTGGTTGACGGCACCGGTACGGTAGAAGTGGCACAGTTGGAAATCCAGGAGGTGACATATACCGTTACGGCAGCCAAAGAATTTCTGGAAGTCGTGTTATCAAAGGCTCTCACTGCTGTCTGCTATAAGCTGGAAGTATTCGTGACGACCGATGGTAAGACCACGCAGTGGTCTTCCAGCACTATGTTCCGGTTAGCCGGTAGTAAAAGCCAGGTCTACGTTGAGTTTTATAAACCATCCGAGCAGTTGGGGGTTCGATTCGGCGATGGGCTAATTGGGCAAATACCGCCAGAAGGCTCGACAATTACGCTTAAGGTATGGTGCACCAACGGCGATATAACCCTGGTTGCTGGCCAAAACCTGACGCCTGTCGATTCTGCGGCTAATTTAGCTAATTTGATTTCAGTTAAGACAACGACACCTATAACCGCAGGTACCGATGCCGAAACAACGGAGATCACACGTAACCGTGCACAATATTACCTTGCATATGATGATCAGGTCGTATGGGGCGGGGACTATACGTATTTTCTGGTGCGTAACATCCCGGGACTGTCCTGGGTAAAGGCATGGGGCGAGGGTCAGCAAGAAAAATTAGATGGTGCTTATAATGTTCAGAATATCAATAAGATATTTATTTCAGGATGGCATCCGAATAAAAGTCAGTCAGAGCTTGAAGAAATGATCCTGGCCGCCTTTAAGAAGGTGCCGAATGAGTTGAACAAGAAATTCTCGTATAAAGAGGTCAGAAAACTACCCTTTAAGATCACCATCACCGGGCGGATATCGGCAAGCCTGACCATTGAGAACGTAACCGATGAGCTGAAGTCGGCACTGGAAACAAAATTTGGGCGCGACTCAACTTTCTTTGATCCGAACCGCGTCGGAAAGTACATCCTGATTAAGAAAAAAGATGTTTGGGCGTTTATCGAAACGCTAGGTTATTTCCGCGACTTTTATCTGGAATTTGTCGAGTGGAATGAGTCCAACGGCTTTTACGATTTCGTTTATCTGGATACAGAAAACTCCACCTTTAATATTTCGTATGAGGAGGAGTGATGCAACGTTCCTGGTTTAATAACCGACTTACATCAGCTAAGCAAAAGTCATTGCTCTATAAATCATTGGCTGATTTGGTTCAGTCAATGATAGACACCTTTGTTGACCCATGGTTGGAGCGAATTACCAACCGGAAGTCTATTTTCTCCATGAGCAAGGAGGATCTGGAGACCAGGACAAATGAACTTGGCCAGTTCTTTACTATCAGAACTTCGAACTCATCTTCCGTTCCGATGTTGTTACAACAGCGGCTTGATGAGATCCACTTTAAGGGAACTGAACGCCCTATAAACCAGACAATTTACCGCGAATTTAACGGTATTTCTGTTTTATGGGATCCGATATATGCACCGGTGGACCTTGAGCGTCATCCCTACGGCACAGTTCTAATACCAGAAAGCACACTGGAGACTACCGGCGGCACATTCGGTGAGATGTTTCTGACTTCCAGAGGGATGATCAGTATTCCCATAAACGACCTGGCCCGGACAATGGGAATTACTGGCACGATAGATCAGTCCGCAATTACAGAAGAAATTCTCAGAAAGTTTAATCAGTTCGTAAAGCCTCTACTGCCACTGCATATAGTGTTTGATGGGCTTACGCTCTATTTGTCGGTTGTTGTAAATGAACAGGCCGACATGATCACTTTGAACGAGATTTCTGATATCGAAAAAGCGTACTGCTGGTTTGAAACTTCGGATACAACTTCGCTTACTGGAGTTACGTCGATTAGCGCCCCGATCACCGCAACGCCGGGCGGCACTATTGTGAAAGCCACACCTACGTTTGATCGCACCCGTGCAGATGATTTGTTGCTGGATAGCGATGTCTGATAACAACCCCGTCCGCAGGGCGGGGTGACAAGTTACTTCTCTTACAATGAGGCTTCACAACATTGATTAGGGAAAATCATGTCTGACGTCTCAACAAACCTCTATAAGAGTCAGTTGTTGGACTATTACTATCAGCGGCGCGCTGAATCGTCCATTAACAAAGGCTCTCGATTTTTAATCAGCAAGGCCGTTTTCGGTACCAGTTCACTGGTTACTAAGAAAGGAGATGGCACTTATGAGATTGGAGAACTGCCAAAGGCTTTCGATCTGGCAGAACTGACCAGTCAATTTTGCACCATCAACCTCGTGCCAACCTACTCAGGTGGGATAATTACTGTCCGGATGGACCTTGATCAAAGCCAGTTGCAGGAAGGGAAAAACTACCCATTCAACACTCTGGTTGTTCTGGATAACGAGAACAAGCCAATCGCCATTATTTGTGTCCAGGAAGACTCGCTGTATGTGGGCAAAACATATACCGCAGTTATGGCCATAAACACGACTACAGCATAAGGATATGCTTGATGAATGACGTTACAGTTGTCACATCGGTTACTTACCCATCACCCGAGTCGTTGGCTCTGGTGGCTGATGTGCAATACCACGAACCATATCTGTCAGCCGCGCTAAACCGAAAATTCAGGGGGATTGTTGACCCGGGATTTTATGCCGGTTTCTTACCTAAGCCTGGCGGTGGGATGAACCTGTTAATCACCTCAGTGGATGGTGATAAAACTGCTGGCGCTGCGTCAGTGGATATTGGTGAATTCTACCAGGTAACTATTCAGCAACGTAAGGATATTTCTCTTGCACTTAGTGCAGGCAAGAAATATGCAATCGTTTTGAAGGGAAGATATATCCTTGGAGAAGATACCTATCAGGTTAATACCGCGTCACATATTCATGCGGCTGAATTTATTGCCAGAATCTATACCGATTCATATCAGTTGGGAGATGGGGAGCTACTTGTTTGTACGGTAAATATCCCTGCTGGCGTATCTGCCATTACCCAGGAGATGATTGATACATCTGAGCGTATCAACCGCACGATCGGCATTGAAATATCAGACTCTGTAACCAGCACCAGAAGTGATGTTGCGGCAAGTTCGCTGGCAGTTAAAAAAGCCTACGATCTGGCGAAAAGTAAGTATACGGCGCAGGATGCAAGCACAACGCAAAAGGGATTAGTTCAGCTCAGTAGCACAATTGACAGCGACAGCGAAACAATGGCGGCCACCCCTAAAGCCGTTAAGTCTGTAAAAGAACTGGCTGATACCAAAGCGCCAATAGAAAGCCCGAATCTGACAGGGAAACCAGGTGCCCCGACTGCGGCCCCAGGTACAAACAGTAATCAGATCGCGAATACAGCATTTGTTCATGCAGCTATAAGCGCGCTTATCAACGGCGCCCCGGGAACACTGGATACGCTGAAAGAAATTGCTGCTGCTATCAACAACGATCCGAAGTTCAGCACGACTATCAATAATGCGCTGAATCTTAAGGCTCCTTTAGCAAGCCCTGCATTCACCGGAATACCTACCGCGCCTACAGCACCGCAGGGTACAAATAATACACAGATAGCAACGACTGCTTATGTTAGGGCGGCTATTTCCGCATTGGTCGGTTCATCTCCTGAAGCTCTGGATACTCTGAATGAGTTAGCTGCGGCGCTTGGCAATGACCCGAACTTTGCGACAACCATGACCAATGCACTGGCAGGGAAACAGCCTCTTGATGCAACCTTAACCGCGCTCGCTGCCCTTGCGACTGGTGCAAATAAACTGCCTTATTTCACCGGTAAGGATACGGTAGCGCAGACTGATTTAACGTCAGTCGGTCGCGATATTCTGGCTAAAACAAGCACACTGGCCGTTATCCAATACCTTGGTTTAAGAGAACTTGGCACAAGCGGTGAAAAGATCCCCCTGTTGAGCACGGCTAACACATGGAGTGCA